CCGCTGGCAGGCAGATGGCGTTTTCACCAATACTCAACTTGTTGATTTCCACCAAAGCCTCTAGCGCCATCTGCATAGCTTCTCTATCCATGATTCTTCTCCCGCAGCTTGGCTTCAATGGCTCTTGCAAAAGTCGTATCAGTCCAATCCGCAGTCCAATCTCGGTTATGACGAACGCTGTTTATTTCCTCATCCGTCAGACCAACCCATTCATGTTTACATTTCACCGTTTCATCGACACGTTCTTGCGATGTGTCGTCAGCATCAACAAGTGCTTGGCGAAGGGCAGTGATGGCTTGCTTTTTGTTAATAAGCCAAGCAAGACTTGTTGGATCACTCTCCAGCGCCTCAAGCGCCTGCTTCATAGCTTCTCTGCTCATGCTTTACCCTCATCAAAATCAAACCACTCATGGATTTCATTCATTACTTCATTGCAGATGGCTTGATTTATTTCGTAACGCTCAGGTATAGGGTTGTACTTGTATGCTTGGTTGTGACCAAGTATCACGCCGTTAACAATGCACCGCTCAAGTAATTGCATAAATTTTGGTTTCATTTCTTTATTCGCCTCAGCTTGGCAGCAATGACCACACCTTGGACACTCAAAATCATCAAGGTATGACTTAGTTTTTTGATACATGTTGTGATCACCACTCATGATTAAACTGACTCCTTGTAATTCACCAACACTTGTAGGCATTCCCACTGTCCCAAAGTGAATGAAACAACACGATTGTTTATGGTGACATCAAACCCTTCACCATTGTGCCACTCACAGACTTCCATAAAGTCATCTGCACTAGCAAATGTATCGTACGGTTTAAGTTCAGTGAACTTGGCTTTTCGTGTGTAAGTATCTACAGTCATTCTTCAACTCCGAAATCTTCTTTCAATTGCTCGACAGCATCACATCCAAGACCATAATCTTCAGCCTTGCTGATAACTTCAGCAGCAATCAACTCGGCAAACTTTGGCAAACTAGCATTATGATTCCCCGCCCAGCCGATACCTTCATCTTTGATGTATTGAAATCCAGCCTGTTCAGCAAGTTCCTTGATTCTTGTGTTCATTCTTTAACTCCTCTAGCTTCTCGTTGTAGTAATCACGATAAATACCTGCACATATAAATCCTACAAACACTGCAGTTAGGGCTATCAAAAGTAGCTTTGCATCTATGTAGGCAAAGATACCAAACAATACAATAGGCACTAGATACCCTAGCAATACCTTGATTGCATACCACCTTGCCTGATTTTCAATACTTTTATTCATGAGAAGTACACTCCAGTGGAATAATCAAACTCTGCATGGATGATTCGGTGTATACCATTGATCTTATTCTTTACAATGTTCAAGTGCCTCTGCCCATCATCTCCATCTGTAGAGTCCTGCAATGGAGGATTACGTGCAATTAAAATCATTAGGTCACTCTCTCCTGCAAGTCCTGTCTTACTACCTTCGATCATGGCTTGAGATAGAACGATCTTACCTTCAGCCTCAGCAGATAACTGTGTGCAATAAACTACAAGGCAACCGTACATCTTCCCAATGTTTCTTGCATACACTGCATTGGCTTTAAGTACTGCAGGATCTTGAGTAGATGCACCATCTTCAGCGAACTTAGATCCAATGTCAAGCACTACAATGTCAGGCTTGTGTGTCTTGATCACTGACTCTGCCCATCGCATGGTCTTACCTGTAGCATCTACAAACTTTATATTATCTTTTATGGGATCATAAAGCCTGTGTGCCTGTGCCTTGTCAGCAGCTATCTGTGTCATGGTCATACCTGTAGCTGCTGTCATGTACCTGCTAGCCACTCGCTCTGGTTTCTCCTCATTGCACAAGACTAGTATACGTGCTTCTTGTGATGCCCATCCATGGGGTGAGGCACATAAGGTACTGTGAAAGCTTGACTTACCCACGTTAGATCTAGCACCGATCACAAACAGCATACCGTTGTCTAAGCCTTGCACTGAATTAAACAATGAAGGTATGTTGAATCTCCACTTGGTATTGCTAGCTGCCTTTTGTAACAGGTTATCAATGCTATTGTCTACGTAATTAACTCTTATCTGTGGGGTGAAATCATCCTGATAGTTATCAAGGATCTGCCTCAGTGGTTCCATGGTGCTCTGTTCACCATTCACATACTGGAATCCTAGGTTAGCTACCTCCTCACCTACTAGCTGTCTGAACAGGTTACTGATTATTTTCTGTGCTACATCTGCACCCATGGCAGAACTTCCATGTATCTTTTTAAACTCAAGATGCATGGCATGTTTCTGTGCCGTTGTAAGTGTGGGATTCTCGGTGAAGTACAGAGCCTCTAGTTCCTCTGGAGTTATGTCCCGTTGGTACTCTTCCATGGCACTGTCAATGAGTTGTTTTATCTTGCGTAGATCCTTGCTAAAGATCTTGTCGGGACACTTAGCCCCTCGTGTTTCATCGTAGAAATCTTTATCGAGTAGGCTCTTCAGTAAGGCATGTTCCATCTTTACTCTCAATCAATGAGTGGACACGTTGCATGTCCTGGGGTTGGCGATATTTCAAGTCATCATACAGCTTCAATGCATATGCGTCAATGCCATGTGACTTGAGTTCTCTGGTGTATGCAACAGTCTTAGCCATTGCATCGGGGTCAAGTGCCACTATGACACGTGAGTAACCTTGTAGTTGCTCAATGTGTTCCCTAAGTAAGGCTGTCCCCATGATAGCGAATCCTGTGCATTGAAAGTGCAATGCTTGGGTAGCTGAAACACAGTCTTCAACGAGGATAATTGTAGAACTTTCCCCGCAAGTGTACGCTCTGCGAGAATTGCCATACCTTTTCCACTTCGGGGTACGGCGAACAGATGGTGCATTAAAGATCCTTCCACCCCCCTCTGGGGAATAATGTCTTCCGACAGCATCAACCATCTTACCTCTGTCCATGACTGTAAATACAATTCGACTATCTCGGATATCGAAGCGTAGTTCCACGGTGTCGGGGATACAGTTCTGCCTACGAAATGTTTGAATGTGTTCATGGTCTTTAACGATCCATTCAGGTAGTACAAAGGGTATATCTTCTTTATCTTTACTGCCATGTATAAGTTTACGTATATCTTCTACACGTAAACCTACACCTAACTTACCTCTCAATGTACAGCTATTAGCATAACAATTCCATACAAGTGTACCGTTATCATTAGTAACTGTAAATGTATTCTTTCTACTACACACTGGACATGTACTTCTATATGTTTGACCTATGTATAAATCTAAATTAGATACATAGTCTTTTATATTAATCATTTAAATGTACACTGTCCGTGTTGGTGAAGCGAAGCTTAGCAGCATTTTTAGCACTTGTCAAAGTGTTCTTCATGTAAGGGGTTACTGAACCAGGACTTACATGTCCTGTCACTGACATGATTTGTGGTAACGAAACACCTGCATCGACCATCTCCATCGTGCCTGTCCTTCTCATATCCATAATCTGTAGCTCTTCAGGTAACCCTGCCTTACGTATCACTTTCCTTGCCACGAGTGCCAATTGAAACTTATCGTAAGGCTTGTTAAAGATCCTATTGCTATGGCACTGAGGAGCTACATAATCTGTGCCTACTTCCTGCTTCTGCTGCACTAACATCTCATGTAACTCCTCCGTTGTAGGTAACTCTACCCTAGCCCTACGCTTTGACTGCTCAAGTGATAGTACTTTAGTATCAAAATTGTAGTTAGTCCACTTAAGATTGGACATATCCCCAAGTCTCTGACACCACTCGTATGCCATCTGAACTATCAATCCCACAGAACGGGTATTAAACGAGCTATAAGCCACGTTTAGGAAGCGGGTGATATCCTCCCTAGTCCAGACTACTTTGCGTGGCTTGTGGGGCCTTCTAAGTACCTTGCTGAAGGGATTTATCTCACAGTATCCCAGACGTATGGCATGATTGAATACTACAGAGGCAGCTGACATGGTGTGATTAGCAAAAGGTACACCTCTCTCAGCCCAAGTGTTGTATGCACGTTGGGCTAAGGGTGTAGTAAGTGTTTGTAGGTACATAACCTCTACCTTCCTGCCCATGAGAGGTGTCTGTAAGAAAGTGTTAAGACAGTACCGATAATCTTTCTGTGCTTGTGGAGAGAGTGATCGGTACTCAAGTGACTTGTAGTACTGCTCTACTGCATCAGCTATCCGTGTTCGTTTGGCTTGCCTCATGTGATTGCCTACCCCAATTGTTGAATACAGTTGATAGGAACTTCATACGTTCTTTCTTAGACTCAGGCTGCGTAATGACAGCTTCTTCGGGTACATAGTCGGGCACTGTCCATGCCCACTTAGTACCTACCTTAACTGCAATGACCATGTTTTGCTTACGCATGTACTGTAATACAGCTACTACACGGGCATGTGGTACTTTAAACTTCTTTTGTAGATCGATAGCAGTTAATGGTGTGGCAGTTACAGCTTGTATGATTTGAGTGTGGTTCATCCTTCACCCCTTCCGTACTCGGCTTCGCCCCTTGCTCGTATGGCGGCGGCGCATCTCTCAATCGTTGGCAGATGCGTCAATGCTTCTGAATCTTTTGGCAAAGGAATATCCTCACACACCTTCGCACACGCCTCACGCTCTTGTGCAATCGCCTTGTTCCAGATAGCAAGTGCCAGGGCTGTATAAACATTCTGCGGGCCTTTAGCGCATAACTCCATGTCGAGATGGGTGACGTTTAAGTCTTTGTCAACTCGTGCCCATTCGGTTGTTGGATGAGCGAACACATGCGCTTCTGGTTCTTGATTGCTCATTATGAAACGTATACGCTCAACAGGCTCACCCATCACCAGCGGCGCAGACGCATCCGGTGGAGTGCCGATACCCACATTCCCGTCAGCGTGGTAGGTAAGATCAACCCGCTGCCACTCAACCACTTCCTGCCCGTCTTTAATTGCCTTAATCATTTTGATTTCCCCTGCGAATGGATATATGTTCATATGTTTCCCCTTGCTCGTATGGCAACAAGTAGATCATCTGTGCAGCACACCCCATCGCTATCTGAGTTGTCGTTCACGATGGCTATCACGGCCTCACGCTCGTTTCTTATGCGCTCTTCAATTTGCCACTCAAGCTCTTTCAGCAAGTCCTCCACGGTGTCGCCGTGGCCGGTTGCGTAGCCTTGTCGCATCATCCATGCGGCAACTTTTTCACGCTCGGCAGCAGCAATGAGGGCAGCGAAGCGTGTTACAGAACTTAATGGCTTTTCGTCAGATCCGTAAGCTAATCCAGCCTCCCTAGCCATGCGGATGATGTCTTCTCTGTTCATCCTTCACCTCTTAATATATCTGCAGCTTTCTTCATGCCATACTTCTCCAATACATTGATGCAATTAGTTAGCCTATCTTCACTAGCTTCATAGGCAATTGCTTCAGCAAAATCTACAAGGGATTTATTGGCATAGATAGATCCCACATGGGTGTACCTAGCGATACGAACGAAGTCATCTGTGTTCATATTAACTCCTCACTCCAAGTGAAAGACACTAGCAATAGCCTCTGCACATGCCAGTGCTACCTCTACATGCTCTTTCTGTGTACCATTCTTAGTGCGTAGGTCTAGGTAATGTAACCAACTACGCAATGTACCGTTCATATACATCCTAGATTCCATCATGCCTTCGGGTAACACAGACCTTGCAACTTCCTTAGCTAACCCATGCTTGATAGCCCAGTTGTAGGCATCCAATGCTGCATGTTTCACTGCGAGTTGGTGGTACTCCCAGACTTCTTGCAATCTTTTGTCATTAGTTTCAATAGAATTCTGTCGGTTAGATTTGTCTTGTAGCCTTGCTTCTCTAAGTACAAATGCGAGTTCTTTAGTTGGGTCAGCATATCGTTGGCTAAACTCTTGGAAGCTAAAGGATCTATGTCTGAGGATCTGCCTTGCAATGTCTCTGGTGGTAGTGATTTCAAGGCAGAGGTTGACCATCTCGAAAGGCGACCAGTGCTTATGTTCAATGAGGTACTCCAGTAGTTTGTCTGCGGTTCTGCTGTTGAATTGATTGGATGGATTCGAGACACGAGCGCAGTACGCAACCAATTCCTTAATCGTTTGGGGATGTCCTGTATAAACGCCATCGTCATCTACAAATGCTCCTGTGTTTACATATGTATACGAAATCAATTTAACTTTCATCAATAGGTTCCTTATAAAACTGCGGTATGACATACACCTTATTAATATTTTTAGCTTTCTCAAAGTCTATGGTCTTTGCCTCATAATCAATACCACAAAACAATGCGAAGTCAGCTAGTGTTCTTACTGTACCTAGACCATATGCACCTAAATCCTTTCCGTGATAAAGCATATCTGCCATACGTTGATCAGCTTGTTTTGCAAACTCCCACCAGGGCACAGTGCGTTGTTCATTCTCTCCATCAGTCCAGTGTCTAGCCTCTGTCTCTCTTCCATAGTAGTGATACAAAGGCACATAGGGTGGGTGTATAAGATCCCAACCGTGTGTCCATGCCCTCACTGCAAGTGTCTGCTCTTCACCTAAAAAGTATAGGTTAGGATCATAGGGTACTTCACGGGCGAACTGACTGAAGCTAAATATAAAACCACCTGCTATGTGGTGTGCAAGTATGTTGTCTTTAATACTATGGAATGCGGAAGCAAACTCAATAGCAGGTGTGTTATCTTTAAGTGTCACACCTTCCTTGGGAAAGATATGAATGAGATCACTCGACTGTGCTACAGATACAGGTATCTTATCCTTAAACTCAAAGGCACGTGGGTAGGAAGTGTACACACGCTTAAGATTCTTAACGACAGGTGCATGTAGCATACGTATGCAAAAGTCATCCCACCCTCGCTCAAACCACGTATGTGAATCTATCTGCATGAAGTACCTTTCATCTGCTAGCAGTGTTTGTGTCACTGCTCTAGCCCAACATGCACCCCTAGCATCCATAGTATGTATGTGTACATACTTGATCTGCTTGTGGAAAGGTAGCTTATTCAATCTTACATGCTGTGGATACGGCGATTGATCAAAGATACCAAAGACTAACTGGTCTTTGTGTGTAGCTTTATCGTAGGCATCTTTCACCGTAAACCACAACAAAGGATCATTATAGCTAGCAATGCTAATGAATAGTTTATTGTTCACAATAATGATTAGTCAGTGTAGATAGCAAGCCTTTGTATCTGTGCCTGGGTAAGCATAGCGTACTTCTCCTTCCTACGAGTAGCTTCCTTGACTACAATTGCATCGGGTTCAATGCCTACCTTCTCCACAAATGCAGGTGTCTGTGGATTAGTCTCTTCAATCCTGTACACATGTCCTTGCATGTAATCCTCTAGGATCATACCCATATCCATGAGTTCATCGTACCTGTAGGTATGATAGGGCACACGTTCATTGGCTGCAGATGGGAAGTAGCAAAGCATGGTTTTATAAGACACTTCAGGTACATGTGTATCGGGTACTTTAAAGGTAGCTACACCGTACTTACCACCACGTTCTGCTACTTCATCCTCAGCTAATGCCATAGCCTTCGCTTGGTCATCACCTAAGTAAACTACGTACCAGTGGTTATTAGTCTGTCCAAATCGGTATGCTACGGACAGGTAATTATGCTTCATCGTTGGTGTTGGTGTGCTTTGGGGTGTATTGATCTGGGACATAGATAGAATTCCTTGTTTCATAAATGCCACCAAAGGCAGTGGCTCTAACACGTAGTACAGTGGAAGTTCTTGTGATACCTTCACCATACTTGGGATGATCTAATGCATACACAGATATGTGATCATCATCTTCCCAATGTGCAGATCCTTGTCTGTATCTCACAATGCTTTTGCTATCCTTCTGTGTAGCACTCCATTGGTACTCTTTGTCCATCTTAATCGCATTGTTAATTGCTTCCTTCAGTGCCCATGAAAGTAAGGTAGATGTCTCCTCACTTGTCATGTCCAAGGTCAGGGTAACACTGCCATCTTCATGCTCTACAATACTCGCTACTTCAGCCATTAATTTTCTCCTGTATTTAATACAACCCTATTGAATGTCTTACCATCTTTGTTTCGTGAGTAACAAAAGTAATCACCCCGATCATTTAGTTCACGTACCAAGTGTCCCTCCGTAGGCTTACACAGATTACGTGCTACACGTTCGGATACATTCTTATTGTCAGCTTCAATTAAGAAAAAGACAATGAGACAGATACATGAGGCAACTAATATTACCTGCATGGATGAGAATATAAAATCAAACATCCTGCTTAGCATCTTCAATCTCCTTTTTAATAAGCTTTTCTTGCAACTGCTTACGCTTATCCTTGAGTACACGAAGACGGTACTTAGGTGTACGTAAGTCCTTTGCTACTGGGTTACGACTACGCCTATGTCCCGTCTTCATGTCTACTCTCCTATGCAGCTAGCAATTCAGGCATAAACCTAGTCTGGAACTCTTCACCACGAATCACAGACTCGATGTCCTGCTCGATACGGATACGCTTGGTAGCTACATCAGCAGTGCGTGATTCCACGTGAGTACTGATGTGAGTGAGAGTATTGTACAAATGATAACTATTCTCACCTAGGATATTGTAGCTATCGTGAATACCTACGATACGATCTAACCACTTCTTGTTAACCTTCGTACCTGTCTTGGTTGGATAGGTAGCTACGTTACGCTCAAGGAAATCAATGGCATCTGCACGTTGAACCTTGACACCCTGCATCAAGCGCATGACCTGTGCATCTTTCAGCAATTGGTCAGGGAACTTGGAAGCAATCTTACCTACGGTATCTGGATCACTGTAAGTAGTGTGCTTCTGTACAATACCAACTGCCTCACGTGGTGCAATCATACCGTTCAGGCAAGCTAGGCGATAGATCATAGCCCTGATCTGCCTACGGATTGACTGGTCATGTGAGTCACGGAAACTCATGGTCATCTTGGCAGGTTCACCAAGCACTTGTTCGTACTGGTAACGCTTCAGTACGATCTGTGCTTCCATGGCTGCACCTTCCTTGATGACATTGAACTTGACCTCGGCCTCGGACGTATCCAGACCTGAGTGCAGTAACCCCTCACGGAAACTGTCCCATACCTTGCTGAAGTTCTGGGGATTGTGAATGGACTTACCGTTACCAATAACGGTGTCTGTGTTAGGATTGACTACCCAGTACTGGTTACGGATAGCTACACCATTACGGATCTGAGGCTCACGCACTGGATCGAAGTCAAGGATCTGTGGAAGTGCGGGAAGTACGGTGTCGAGTGTTGCGTTCATGCTAGTTCCTTGTTAATAACGGTTGTGAGTTTACGAACGGTTGTAAATGGATGCGTTTTTGGTAAATCTGGTACGGATAAATGCTGTTTACTTCAATCGGTATGTGGTACTTGTCACATAGGTATTGCAGGAAACTGAATGGTGGTTTGTTAATGGATTCAAACGATAGCCACAGTGCCTCACCTTCATGTAGTGGTACAGGTGATTCTTGCATGTACCAGCGAGTGATTGTCTTGGTAGGGCAATCGATCACTGGGTTCCAAGCTAGTAGTTTGAATGGCTCACTGGTTTTGAATGCCTCCATGATGGGTTGATAGGTGATTGGGTTAGCCTGGAATACAACATTGCTGTGTACCCAATCATGTTCCTTGATGTCACAAGCACCCCCATACTTAGTGTAGCTACGGGCATGGGGATGATTGTCGATTACGATTTCGGTGACCAAGTGCGATAGACTCCTTTAACGGGTGTGAATCTGTGCCAGTACAATGAAAGCTTACCCATGTGGATAGCGTTGAAGTCTGTAGTGGGATCGGCTATGAGAACAGAAAATCCTCTGCTCTTCTTCGCTCTTTTACGGATAATGATGGGTAAACCGAGGAACTTAGTGCGTTTTTCATAGTATCCCATTGTGTTTGCTCCATGTTAATGTGCCATTTGCGATTCAGTCCATGCCCTGTACGTTGGATGTGTGCAGGACTGACTGAATTGTACCTACAGAAATTTACAGCGTCAAGGTATCTGGAAAACATACGCATTACCATGATGATTGATAGTACAAATGATAGCCTGGGTTGTCCTTCACAAAGCTAAGCACATTGGCTAGCATCTCTTCTGTATGCCTTAGCTCACTGAAGTAGTACTCATCATACTCAGTGGAACCAAAAAAGAATCCGCCTTGTGTAGGTAGCATGTTCTCAGCTAGCTTGGGGTTATCAAGTACCTCACGGACAGTTGCAAGCAACTCCTCGATATGCTTAGGGGCTACGTAGTACTCCCTGCAATTGTCCTCCCCGTCCTGTACGTTAGTCACAAACCAGTTGTGAATCTCATTAGCCTTACGCCAGTACCCAATATCAATGCATACATCTACTGAGCGTAGCTTCTTGAACGGGTGATTCTCAGGCAAAGCTAGCTTGATGATTGCATTGCCTTCAGCTTCATCGTAATAAAACTTCTTTGCCTTCAAGTACATATCTAAACCCATGATGTCTACTCCTTGGTGGTTACGGATGTGTAATCGATCATGCCTAATTCACGGGCTACATACAACGAAGTGACTAGGTTGCATTTCCTCAAGCCATTCTGTGTCACTGTGATGTGTACGTTACCCATACGATTGTCTACCTTTGCAGGTTCACTGAAGTCTACCCTCAGCAGACCGTCATCTGTACTTGCAGGATCATGCAGGTTACGGATGCTATGGTCAGCTAAGTAGTACTCACCCTCCTCATCCCTGAAGATGTAGTGTGTGAACAATTGCCTAGCTTCGGCTAGATTTAGAAGTTCATACTGCATGGTCACTGCTCCTCTGGTTAAGCTATTGCAAATGCGGTTACTGCACGATCAAAAAGTGTCACAATCTTGGCTTGCTTAATCTTCCGTGTGTCATCTAGCTTGGACACAAACGAATCATACTTGTAAGGGTTGTAGGTAACGGGTACACCATCACCTACCATGTAGTCCGACTTGATAGCCGTTAAGATGGACTTGGGTGCTGTGCCTATTATCCCTGCATGTACGTTCTTACGCCTCTCACGTAGAACCCTCTGCCTACCTGCCTCAGACACCTTGAAAGTGCAATCCATGAGGGCTAAGTGTCGAGTGTGTGTAATAACCCTGCCCTTGTTTACACCTTCCAGTGCCTTCACTGACCACATGTGTTTGTGCAGGTTGTAATAAACAAATACTCGCATGTGCATATCTCCTTAACGTCTACGCCACATAGGTAGTCCCTTCGGTTCCTCGACGGTAGTCATCTCGACAATCGGATTCACTACGCATTGATACATGGGTACATCTAACCCTACTCGCTTGATATGGGCCTGTGCCTGTGCTTCAGTGTCGAATCTGAGCATCCATACATTGCCTGACCCATTGACACGGTAAGACAGCAAGTAACCTACAATCTGTGCATCTAACATTATTCTACCCCTGCCTCTTTGAGTTGGTCGGAAGTCATTTGCACCATGGGTACAGGTACATGCTTGACACCACACATGAGCCTGTATCCTAGTGCTTCCACATTCTGCAATGTACGCAAGGTCAGTGTGCTTGTACCTGCAATGTCTGCAAAGGTCAGGGCATTTGGGCACAAGGGTACTGCACGTGCCTTTCCGTAGGTTTGCTTTAGGGTGAAGTGGATTTCCATGTTCAGTGCTCCAGTGAAAGTGTGTCGAATTGTCTTGCGTATATAAACTAACGGTCGATGGCAGTGGAAAGTTAAGTCATTTCCGACGGGTGGCAGGTTCTAGCCGATAAGTGGTAAAGGGACGTCTACATCATCGCCAAGCTTGCTGGCTACGTAGCAGCGCATGGCTGCGATTAGTGGGGTTGGGCCTGAACCTTCATGATCTGGGCTTAGGAATCTGTTTGGGCCGAGAACGGCATACCACGCCCCACGGGCATCTTTTTCGCTGTAACGGATGGATATACCCTCTCGCTCAATGATCGGGCCACCTTGTGCCCAGTCGGTTGAATAGTGGGTGTTGGGCCATGTGTACCAAGCCACGGCAAAGTTGTTCACCACTTCCGGCTCTTGCCGCCCCTCACACTTCGCCACTGCCCAATCAAGGGCAGCACCCGATAATTCCGATACTTTTAATGTCACGTATTCCATGGTAGCGATACCCTCAATTAAAATTCAAAATCTACAAATACAGGTGTATCAGGCTTTAGATATATAAACATGCATATATCATCGAACCTCTGTGCTGCATACCTCTTTGACTCACGCATGTACTGACCACGGCAGTAGACAGTTTTAGATGCAGCATTACGCTTGAAATACTCACCTTGCTTGAGATCTTTAACTAGTTTCATGGTAATGGACTCCAGATTAAAGGGTTATTTCCAACTCAGTAGCAATATCCCATGCCAATGTATAGGCATGTGATCGCACTTGCTCTGAGTCAGGGCCAAAAGTGTCTAACACCATTTCATAGTGACTTTCTTCATTGTCTAATATGTACTGGATAAGTTGGGCGATAAGATCACGGGTATCGGGATTCATAATTAAACCTTCATTGTTACTGTCGAACATTCAAAAGGAATCGAAGATTCCAAGACACTAGAATTAGGGGGCAAAGCCCCCAATGTGTATGCCTAGGATTAATGCACAATGAAATCGTTTTGCACAGTCTTAGCCTTACCCTTAGCCTTCAAGCCTACGATTACACCCTGAGCGTCCAAGAAACGGGCATCTTGAGCATCACCGTCGATAACCTTACGACCCATGAAAGTTAGGGGAAACTCACCTGCAAATACCACTGCCATCTTCGTACCCCTATGGGCAAGTGCAGATGTAACCTGACTCTTGTACTTGGGTGAGGCTGAGTACGAAAAGGTCAGATCATAATTGCTAGGCAATACCTTACGGAATCTTGCTGCAATCTTGGTGTAGTCGTAAAACTGCACCATGGGGAAAGCTTCCATGATGTTGTCATAGTGTGTGCCATCAAGGGTTACAGGTATATCCTCCCACTGCACATCAGATAAGACGTTAAGTCTTACTGCCAATGTCTTACCCTTTTTAGTGGCAGTGCGAACCCTAGACTTCATTTCCTTGACCAATTGAGCCATGAAAGCTTCACGATTAGTCATGAAAAAGTTAGACTTGGCTTGCCTTGCCTGTGCCACATTGGAAAACTTACCCATACCTGCAGATTTCAGGCATACATCCATGCACCCTGCAGCCTTTGCACCTGGGCATAGCCTGTCGTTAGGCATCATCGATAAGCCTACGAACATGTAATCGTTTTGCTTGGCATTGGTTTCGGCAAGCTTGCTGTTAGTGTCTAGTGAAAGTAGTTCCATGGTGTGTGTATCCTTTCAGGTGAGTTTTAGTGTCGAACATTCGACGGTAGAAGCTTGGCTTGCAACTAGGTTAACGGTCAAGAAAACGAAAAGTTAAGTAAAAACCGACAGACGGTAGACAGTGCCAGATGAACGGCAGCTTTCCTGTGCATCGTCATTACAGCGTGATGATGCCGAAGGCCATGAGTGCAATCAAGGCTTGTAAGATTACGATCATGCCTGCCATAACGAGAAAATCATTGTCGTGCATAGGTTACCCCTAGGTTATGAAAGAAAATCGATTTAAGGGGCATTTAAGCCCCTTGTAAGGCTATCAAATACGCTTAAGCAAAGCTTCGATGATTGCATTCAAGTCTAAGCCTTCGGCTTTCGCTACCCTAGCTACTGAATCAGCGAAAGCTTCAGCATCATCTACGATGATCTCAAGGGTATCTACCACAGGTGAAGCTTCGCTTTCCTGCACAGTAGGCTTTAGTGTCGAATGTTCGACAGTAGCAGCAACTGGCTTTTCTACCACAGGTGAAGCTTTGCTTTCCTGTGTGGTAGCAGTAGGCTTGACTTGGGGTTCGACAGTAGCAACTGCTACCACAGGTGAAGCTTTGCTTTCCTGCACAGTAGCAGTAGCTTTTCTGATTGCTTGGCGAAGATAGCTAGCAGAGCTAGAGGATATATCCAACTTTTTCATTTGCAATTGGATTTCATTCCAATTGTCCGCTAACCACATGGCATCGGAACGATCTTGCCTTGACATGATGGACAATTCAGTTTTCATTAAAAACTGACCGAATAGCACATCGGATTTGAACAGCGACCTAACGTAGTTAAGGACATCACCGATACCCTTCAGCTTTTCTAAAGCTGCTTTCTGTTGTTTCTTGATCGATTTGTAGGCTTTAGCCTGAGCATCAATTGCTTCTCCAAGGCTATTGCCTTGATACGTTGTCGTTGTGAGCAGGATGCCTTCGGCATTGTACATGACTGCATCGTTGATGGGTGGTTTTGCCTTCGGCAATGTAGCGTTCTTGACTGCCGATTTGACGTTGAACATGCCATTGTCGCTGATAACTGCTAGGTTCGATTGTGCCATTTTCCTACTCCTTACTCTCTGAGGTTTATAAACAGGGGACAGTATTTATTTCCCCTTCACTTTCAGTGAGGGGATAAATACATGTCCCCATAAACCTCTGAGAGTAAAGTGTCCAAAGCCGGTGACCTATTGCAATTGCCATGCCAACTTCGACAGACGGTCGATTTCAGCCGACGAATGGTAGGTTTGAGCTGATATACGGTCGATGTTGGACATTGGCAATGGGGGATATGGTTAGTGTCGAATGTTCGACAGTGGGATCATTGAAAATGATGCACCGCCTTGACCACCCTTGAACTGCTCTAAAAATCATCACTTTCGATATGCACTTTTTTGTGACTAACTGACATCGTAACAGTTTAATGATACATCTAAGTACTTGATTTTAAATGCATTATAGAACGTGTATATCATAGCCCATGCATGATGACATTACATCGCACGTGATCGTAGGCGCATACACACGGGTGATCACGAGCATGGGCGGGCGTGGGCCAGGGTGGGGTGGGGCGCTACTGTATATGGCTTCTTACACAGATCAGGTATTTTCACTCTAAATAAGAATAGTTCTCATATATCAATTACTTATGTTAGTACACACTAACATACACACACACTCTAAATGAGAATCACTCTCGTTTGTATTTATATACATGTACACTACACATGTGCACAAAAAATAGGCAACTGGCTATGAAATACTGTATATGTATACAGGCACATAGGGTTAAGAGAATGAATACTGGATGAATGTACAGTAATGACTAGTATCGATTAAGATGCCTAGAGTAAGTGAGATTATCGATAATGAATGTGGTGTAGATGTTACAGAAGTGCATAGATATTGGGTCTGAGACACAAATAACTTGACAACTACAACCAAACACATATACCATAGGGTAACAGCCCTCACTGAAAGTGATACATATAAGTGTAACACTTAAATCACTTATATATATATATACACTTACAATACATAGTTAAATATATATACATACTTCGTATATAAATCACTTACTATATACAACTTAAAAGTAATAGATACAATATTACTAGAATATATACACTTACAATATACAACTTAAGATACTATGTACTTGTAATAAATATAATATTACTGTATAATACACTTATAGTAAGTACTTAAGTAACATTTAAGTGCTCACTATAAATGAGCATGAAACTTCGGGTCTGAGACAATAAAACTATACAATACTATCTGTGCTCGATTTTCAGTAGCCTCTTATCTGTACCCTTCCGCAGCGACTGCAATGAGCAAAGCGAATAAGGGAGCGAGGATTGCTATTGACGTATGAAGAAAAAGAAAATATACCTAAGAGAAAATCACTTATTCAACGACTTCATTAATGCAGTCTATCGTGATAAGTTAGATCAAGTGCATATACCCCATAGCGATGTATTCTATGTTCGTGCAGCTTTAGAGAAACGCACAGGTATAAGATTTCCATTGCAACAGGTAGAAACAGCAATGAAGGCAGAAGGGTGGTCTGAGGGTAGAATACTTAAGAGTGATCACAGATATAAGGGTAATAGGTGAAAGGGGTGTAAGTGGACAAAAAGAGCGCAGCGAAGCGAGCACTACCGGAACGATATAAAAAGCTGGGGTTTACTGGCTACAACCAACCTAAGAAGTCTAATAAGCCAGGAAAGAAAGAGATGGTAGTAGCTAAAGAGGGTGACACAGTTAAGCTGATCCATTACGGTGATTCGTCAATGGGTCACAATTACAGTGAAGAAGCTCGTAAAAACTTTAAGGCTAGGCACGGTAAGAACATAGCTAAAGGTAAATTATCCGCTGCATATTGGGCAGATAAACGATTGTGGGCAGGTCCCAGTGGATCTAAGAAGGAACCCCCTAAGTCACAAAAATTAAAGTTTGGTAAGTAATCGTAGTATAAAAAATATTAGCAGTATCTTAATTTCCTAGGAGAACTTAAATGGCAGGTTTCGGTAGAGTAAGTAAGATGTTGTCCCCATCAGAAGCTAAAGCACTGAAGGCAGGTGAGCGTCGCATGGCTCGTGAATCAATGGATGTTGATCCTAACCTTGCAGAAGAGCTAGCTGCACTTAAAAAGAAAGAGAAGTCCAGTGAGCTTACTGCACGTGAAGAAAGACGTTTAGATCAGCTTATGAGTCAGCGTATTCGTGAAGGTGGTTCAGAGAAGCCAGAAGGTATGTCACGTGTCATGAAAGAGCGTGGGCTTACAGAGAGAGAAAAGAAAGAACTACAGGAAAGCCTAGGATACAAAAAGGGTGGTATGGTCAAGAAGCCAGCTAAGAAAAAGATGATGGGTGGTGGTTATGCATCTGCAGCTAAACCTAAGATGCTAAACAAAGGTGGTATGGCTAATTGTGGTGCTTCCATGAAACCTGCACAGAAAGCTAAGAAGTAATATGAAAGCTTGCCCTAACTGTCCTACACCTGCCAAATGCAACAAGGCAGGTAAATGTCTTAAAGGTAAGTATGCTAAAGGTGGTATGGGGAAAGTTAAAACCCCATCTATCATGATTGCAGTGGCTATGCCTAAAGTAGCTAAAGTAAAGAAAGCAAAATGAAGCGCAGCAAAGCGAGCATATTATGAAAATGACTAAAGAGCAAAAGAAAGTGAAGAAGGTTATGGGTGAATTCAAAGAAGGAACCCTACACTCTGGCAAGAAGGGTCCGGTAGTAAAGAACCCTAAACAAGCTATTGCCATTGCTCTTAGTCAAGCTCGTAGTATGAAGAAGAAATAATGCCAATCAATGATGGTTATAAATCCCGCAGTATAGGTACTAACTTAACTGCAGGTTCAGCTAATACAATTTATGAGTGTCCTTCTAATTGGACAGCTCATGTAGTTTTGCTATTTGTAACTAATGCTACGGGTGGGAATAAAAATTTAACAATTGAATGGTACGACACTTCGACATCTACATGGTATTTTATTTTAGGTGGATATATACTAAGTGCTTACGGTTATTTACAGTTATCGGATAGTTATTTAGTTTTAAATGGCGGTGATAAATTACGCATTACACCGGAGTCTGGATCGACTATGAGTGCTACAGTCACTGTAGAAGAATACTTTGATCCAGCTAATAGAGCATAAGTAAATAAATGGGACGCACTAACGAAAAGCTATGGGAAAAGGCTAAGGCTTGTAGCACGTGCAAACAAAGTAAAAGTATAACGGAATTTACAGCAAATAAAAATCAAAAAACAGGATACATGTCTTATTGTAAAGACTGTAACAATGAAAGAAATAAAGTCTATAGAAAAGGCCCAACAACTCTAGAAAGAGCCTGCAAAAGAATATTTTCTTATTTGCAACGAAGGGTACGTCAAAAATCATTAGAGTTAGATTTTGATTTTTATTTTTTAATTGAGCTGTATACGCAGCAAAACGGAAAATGTAAGTACACAGGTGATGATTTAGAAGTGTCTGCAGGAAGTAAAAAAACTTTGTCTGTAGATAGAATAGATTCAAGTAAGGGGTATGTAAAAACTAATGTAGTGTTAACTACCTGGGAAGTTAATAATTGTAAACAGGATTTGTCTCTCATTGAATTTGTTAACTTGTGCAAAAAGGTAAGCACTTATGCCTAGATCAAATGAAAAATTATGGGACAGAGTAGTGGCCCAAGTAAAAGCCAGTACTAAAGGTGGAAGCGCAGGTCAATGGTCAGCTAGGAAAGCACAGTTAGCAGGTAAGATTTACAAAGATAAAGGCGGTGGGTATACAGGAGAAAAGACTAAAGCCCAAAAGAGTCTCAGTAAGTGGACTAAAGAAGATTGGGGAACTAAGTCAGGTAAACCTTCCACACAAGGTCCACAAGCTACAGGTGAAAGATACTTACCAAAGAAAGCTAGAGAGGCCCTATCACCTGCAGAATACGCAGCTACAACTAAAGCTAAACGAGAAGGTACAAAGCAGGGTAAACAATTTGTAAGCCAACCAAAGGCTATTGCTAAGAAGGTTCGACCTTACAGGGATTAATTATGGCAAGACAATTAACTGAACTACAACAAAAGTTTCTTGATGTCTTATTTGATGAGGCAGGGGGAGATGTTAATCGTGCTAAAGTACTAGCAGGGTATTCACCTACATACTACACTCGTGATATCATTAAAGGTCTTAAAGAAGAAATACTAGAAGCTACACAAATCTTTATGGCACGTAATGCACCCCGTGCAGCTATGTCACTTGTAGACGGTATGGTAGATCCTACAGAGTTAGGCATCAGGGACAAACTAAGTGCAGCTAAAGACTTGCTAGATCGTGTAGGCTTAGCTAAGACAGAAAAGATGCAGATTGAAACAAATAACGGCTTAATGATTTTACCCCCTAAAGATACTTCTCAAGATGATGAGTAACTATGCCAGACAGTGTATTGCCATTAAGAAAGGCTGCAGGTAAATGGCTATTGCCTCAGCCTAAAGATGCAGCGGAAACAGGGGAATACGTACCCATACCCGTAACAGTAATGCTCGTTAAACCTCCGTTTGGATATAAGTTTTCTGAAGAATCTAAGCTGTTATTAATACCAATACCCCATGAATTAGAAGCATTAGAGAAAGCTAAGAAGTATTTAAAACAATATGCCTCTCGTAATGTAGCTGCATGGCTAACAAAAGTCACTGGAAGGTATATAAGTCATGTCGGTTTATTGCATCGTGTAAAGAATGAGCGACAAAGAAGAGCCAAAATTAGCTTACTTAGGTCATGGGCCAGAAGGTACAAAGAAGCCCTTGAGCTTGCGGAAAAGTACGAAGACAAAAAAGGTACAAAAATCTACAACCAAGCCAAAAGAATCGTCGAAAGTGCCAGACATCTCGATCCAGACTTTAAACAAGGAGGAGATACAAAGGCAAGAAGTACTCATACAGAAAGTACAACAGGATAATAATGTAATATTTAAGCCCAACGCAGGACCACAGTCCTTCTTTTTAGCTGCAAGTGAGCGTGAAGTACTGTATGGTGGGGCTGCAGGTGGAGGTAAATCATATGCAATGTTGGCAGATCCCATGCGATATATGGGACATCCACAGTTTAGTGGGCTACTATTGCGACATACAACAGAAGAATTAAGGGAACTGATTTGGAAAAGTCAGGAATTGTACCCAAGAATCTATCCTGGGATCAAATGGTCCGAGAGAAAGATGCAGTGGCAGGCACCAAGTGGAGCAAGACTGTGGTTTTCTTACTTGGATCGTGATGAGGATGTACTGAGGTATCAGGGACTCTCGTTTAGTTGGGTAGGTTTTGATGAATTGACGCAGTGGTCAACTCCATTTGCATGGAATTACATGCGTTCTCGCTTGCGGAGTACCGCACCAGATCTACCTACCTACATGAGAGCTACTACAAACCCAGGTGGTCCAGGTCATGTGTGGGTTAAAAAGATGTTTATTGACCCTAGTCCTGCTGGTAGGGCGTTCTGGGCTACCGACATAGAGACAGGTGACACACTTTCGTACCCAAAAGGTCACAGTAAAGAGGGTCAACCTTTGTTTAAACGCAGGTTTATACCTGCTATGCTCTCAGATAACCCCTATCTTGCTGAAGGTGGTGACTATGAGACTATGCTTTTGTCACTCCCTGAACACCAACGTAAACAATTGCTGGAAGGGAACTGGGATGTAGCCGAAGGTGCTGCATTTCCAGAGTTCAACAGGCGCATTCATGTCATTAAACATGAAAAAATACCCAGTAACTGGGCTAGATTCAGGGCATGTGACTATGGATACGGTTCTTACTCAGCAGTATTGTGGTTTGCAGTGACTCCAGCGGAACAACTTGTCGTTTATAGGGAATTGTACGTTAGTAAAATACTAGCTAAAGACCTTGCCAAGATGATATTGAATATTGAACAAGAAGATGGACAGATCCGCTATGGTGTTCTTGATTCTTCCTGTTGGCATCGTAGGGGTGATACTGGTCCTTCATTGGCTGAGCAGATGATAGCCGAGGGTTGTAGGTGGAGGCCAGCAGATCGTAGTGCAGGTTCTCGTGTAGCAGGTAAAAATGAGATACATAGACGCTTGCAGCTGGATGATTTTACTGAAGAGCCTAGACTTGTGATTATGGACAACTGTACAAACCTGATTGCACAGCTTCCTGTTATACCCCTTGATAAATCAAACCCTGAAGATATTAATACAAAGTCTGAAGATCACTTATACGATGCACTACGATATGGTGTTATGAGCAGACCTAGAAGCAGTTTATGGGATTATGATCCCGCACATCAGCGTAGCGGTATGAGTGTAGCTGACCGCACTTTTGGATACTAATATGGCCCAAGATAAAACGGATTACACTGAATCTACGACGGTAAGCTTAGAAGACACTCCATCTTTCAATAAGGAAGACGAGGTTACAAAGCCTATTATTGAACTTGTTAGAGGCAAATTCAATCGTGCTAAAACTGCAAGAAGGTACGATGAAGAAAGGTGGCTAAGAGCCTATCGTAATTATCGTGGTATTTATGGACCCGATGTCCAATTCCGTGAAGATGAAAAGAGCCGTGTATTTATTAAGGTAACCAAGACTAAAGTTTTAGCTGCATATGGAGCTATCACTGAGGTATTGTTTTCTAACAACTCATTCCCTATCTCTGTTGAACCCACTGTATTGCCAGAGGGTGTAGCTGAAGATGTCCACTTTGATCCAGCTAAAGCCAATCAAGCCCCAGTTGCAGGTGAAGCTATCTATGGCTTTGCAGGTGATGGTAAAAAGCTCCCCCCAGGTTCAACTGCCTACAGTTTAGATAGGCTCTTAGGACCCCTTAAATCAGCTCTAGGCGGCATTAAAAACCTTAAGCTAGGTGCAGGTACTACCCCAACTTCTGTTACGTTCAGCCCCGCTATGGTAGCTGCTAAGAAGATGGAAAAGAAGATTAAAGATCAACTGGACGAAAGCAAGGCAAGTAAGCAGTTAAGGTCTACAGCATTTGAAATGTCTTTGTTTGGTACAGGGATCATGAAGGGTCCCTTTGCTCTAGATAAAGAATACCCTAGCTGGGAAGAATCTGGAGACTATAAGCCCACTATTAAAACTGTACCCTCTACTTCACATGTCAGTGTGTGGAATTTTTATCCTGATCCAGATGCAGCTAACATGGAAGAAGCTAGCTATGTCGTAGAAAGGCACAAGCTTAGTAGATCACAGTTACGTGCTTTAAAGAAGCGTCCCTACTTCCGTAAAAAAGTCATAGATGACGTTATTGCTGAAGGTGAGTCATACACTAAAGAATATTGGGAAGATGATCTCAATGACTATCAAACGGATCATGGTGTCAATCGATTTGAAGTACTAGAGTTCTGGGGAACTGTTGATAGCGATATGCTTAAAGACAATGGTGTAAAGATACCAGCAGAACTAGATGGTGTTGATGAGCTACAGGCTAATGTGTGGCTATGTAATAATCGTGTCATTCGCATGGTACTTAATCCATTTAAACCTGCACGTATCCCATACTATGCAGTGCCTTATGAATTGAATCCTTATTCGTTCTTCGGTATTGGTATCGGTGAAAACATGGATGATACGCAGACTCTGATGAATGGATTTATGAGATTAGCTGTAGATAATGCAGTACTATCCGGTAATCTTGTGTTTGAAGTAGATGAAACTAATCTTGTACCTGGGCAGGATTTACAAATATACCCAGGTAAGGTGTTTCGTAGACAGGGCGGAGCACCGGGACAGGCTATCTTTGGTACTAAGTTTCCCAATGTATCTAACGAGAATTTACAATTGTTTGATAAAGCACGTGTACTTGCAGATGAGTCTACTGGGTTCCCTTCATTTGCACACGGTCAGACAGGTGTAGCTGGTGTAGGTAGGACAGCTAGTGGCATTAGCATGTTAATGAATGCTGCAACGGGATCTATTAAGACTGTTATTAAGAATGTCGATGATTATTTACTACGCCCCATGGGTGAGGCATTCTTTAGTTTTAATATGCAGTTTGACTTTGATCCAGAGGCACGTGGTGACTTAGAAGTTAAAGCACGTGGTACTGAAAGCCTTATGGCAAATGAAGTACGTAGTCAACGCTTAATGCAGTTTTTACAGATTGCAAGCTCACCTGCATTAATGCCATTTGCTAAGTTCCCTTACATCATCCGTGAGATTGCTAAGTCCATGGATCTTGATCCAGATAAGGTAACTAATAGTTTAGAAGAAGCTGCTAGACAGGCAGCAATAATACAGCCACAACAACCTGCTGCACAACCTGCTGCATCTGGAGCACCTGCAGTACCGGGAGTAGCAGATACAGCAGGAACAGGTGGTGGCAATATTGGGATAGGACAAGCTCCCGTCCCAGGAGAACAAGGGTTTACAGGTAATGTCCAATCAATCAGACCAGCAGCACCACCAACACCTCAACAGGCTTAAGAGTGTATTTAATACCCAGATGGTATGGGATGCATTTACAGGTGTATTGGAGACTAGAGCTAGGGGATACTACAAGATCCTAGAGCAGGCTAAAGATCCAGTAGATCTGTATAAAGCACAAGGGGCACTTGATGCTCTTATGAAAATGAAAAGGCTAAGAGATGAAATCAATGCCCAAGAGTAAATCTAAAAAACAAATGCAACGTCTTTTTCAAGACGGTGGCATGATGCAAGAAGGTGGCACTGTCGATACAGTAAGTGGTAATGAAGTACCCGTAGGCTCACTGAAAAAAGAAGTGCGTGACGATATACCTGCACAGCTTAGTGAAGGTGAGTTTGTATTTCCTGCAGATGTAGTACGTTTTATTGGGCTAGAAAGACTTATGCAAATGCGTCAGGCAGCTAAAAATGGATTAGCTAAGATGGACGCTATGGGACAGATGGGGAATGCAGATGAGGCAACTGAGGAAGATACTGGCGAATTTGAAACAGAGATTGATGACATTATTGAAGAGGTAGAGAATCAATCAAAAAAGTCTGAGGAGGGGCAGCTAAGATTTCAAAGCGGCGGTGCTGTCCCCTCCATGGCTTATCAAATGCGTCGCTTCGGTAAAGAAGGTGAGCGTGATATCTATATACCCTTTATGGGTGATACACCTCAACTGGACATACCTGAAGGTTTTACACAAACAAGTAAAGTTGTAAGTAAAGGTGGTGTATACAGAGATCCCAGTGAAGCGCAGCCTTTACTCAGTTCAATACGTCAACCCGGGCAATTCGGTAAAGCATCTACAATTACAGGTACTGTGACACAGCAGCCTTTAGTTACTATGGACCCCACTTATGCGGGACTAGATGTAGATACGGATATGAATAGGTACCTGCTTTCATTGGCAGAGAAAGATTCAACTAAGTACGCACCAGAAAATAAAGCTAAGAATAGAGCATGGGGTCCTGGTATGATATTGGACAACCCCTTTAAAGACTTAAAAGATTTCGGCACAAGTGAAGTACAGACAGGGGTAGACACTGACGGTGTTCCTATTATGGAGACTGTACAAAATGATGCTTACTGGGTTAATCCATACAGAGCGTGGCTACAGACAGACGCAGCTAAAGATAAACCCGGTTCTTCTTTTATGTATGATGTGCTTAATCATAAAACAACTGCAGTACAAAAGATAGAACAGCCTGATGGTATTTACTATCAAATATCAGGAAAGACGGGCGGCGATAACAGGGAGCGCATGACACAAGTCTATAAAGAAATAGACGATAAACTTGTACCTGTAGGAAAGGCTAGCTTCTACACTGGGGAGCACCCAGATGCTAAAACGGCAGGTACATTTGTTCAATTTGCTGCTATGGCTGCAGCTCCATTTACAGCTGGATGGTCCACTGCGGTAGGTGAGTTTGTTTTAGGTGCTGGTGCAGTTGGAGCACAAACGGTTGGATCTGCGATTATAGGTGCTACAGTAAATGGAATCAGTGCTGCAGCAGTTGGTGGTGATGTTAAAAAAGCTGTATTGAGTGGTGCAGCTACTGGTGCTATTAATGCTAATGCTGGCGATATTACAAATGCTATATTAGGTGCAGATACTGTAAATTCTATTGCAAGTGCCGTAAATTTAAAACCGGCTCAAGTGTCTAGTATATTTGCTAACTCTATAGGTAGTGGAGTTATTAAAGTAGTACAAGGCGGGGATTTGAGTGATTTCTTAACATCTTTTAAGGACACCCTTATATCTACGGGTGTTTCAGAAATAGCAGCAGCAAATGTAATGAAAGGATTAAGTGGTACGGTAAACACGGACACGATACGTCGTATCGGCAGTATTACAAAGATGGCATCTAATGTTGCCATTAATGCTAGTATGAAAAATTTAGATCCAGCTAAAGCTTTACAAATGTATATGCCTACCATTGTAACACGAGCATTGACTACTCCCGGTGGTGGATGATATAATAGATAGTTAGCTATAGAAGGGTGTAGCTTTCAATAACAATAACCCTTCATTATGGGCTATTTTAAATAATAGCCTTTGGGCCACCTGATGTAACAGCCCCCAACTAAAGAGGTAAGTATGTCTGAGCAACAACAAATTGAACACGTAAAAGTAGCAGGTTTCATTAAACGTAATGCAAATCATGAAAAAATAAAACAAGAAGAAGAAGAGTTAAAGCAGATGCTTGATACTTCAGATAATAAGAAAAATATTGAATCTGAAGATGCAGAAGATGATGACGGTGTTGTACCTGAAAGTGCAGAGGAACGTAGCTTTAAAAAGCGTTATGGCGATCTACGTAGACACTCACAAAAACAACAACTAGATCTACAAAAGAAGATCGATGAACTACAGGCACAACTAGAATCATCTACAAAAGAACAGATTAAGCTACCCAAAAGTGAAGAAGAATTAGAGGCATGGGTTAGTGAGTATCCAGACGTAGCAAAGATTGTTGAAACTATTGCCATTAAAAAAGCACGAGAACAGTCTGCTGAACTTGAATCCCGTGTTCATAAGATTAATCAGATGGCAGAGGAAGCTGAAAAGAAGAAAGCTGAAGCACAGCTTATGAAGTTACATCCCGACTTTGATGAAATCAGAGAGCAGGATGAATTCCATGAGTGGGTAGATAAGCAGCCCAAGTGGGTGCAACAAGCTTTATACGACAACGAAACAGACGCTATTTCAGCTGCACGTGCTATTGATCTGTACAAAGCTGATATGGGCATTGCAGGTAGTCGTAAGAAGGATACATATAAGGATGCTGCACGTTCAGTGATGGGTTCTAAACGATCACAGCCTAGTGAAAGAAACAATGACGTATTTTATGAATCTGATGTAGAGCGCATGTCAGCAGCTGAGTATGAGAAGAAACAAGATCTCATTATTGCTGCTATACGTTCTGGTAAATTTGTGTATGATAAGTCAGGTCACGCACGTTAGTATCATAGTAACTTGACAAATTTAAATTAAGTCAATATAACAAGAGCAAAGTAACGGGCGAAGAGGGTAGCTCCCCTGCTAATGCCGACACATTAGCTAGCCCATTTTCTTGTCGGAGATAAAATGGAACAGGTAAAGTGTTGCCGTAAGTGTGGCATTGAAAAGCCACTGACAGAGTTTCATAAAGATAAACATAAGAAGTTTGGGGTTCGTGGTATATGTAAGCCATGTGCTTGCATTGTTGGACACGAGTACTACTTGAAAAATGAAAACACGATAAAAAAGAGAGTGTCTGTAGCCCGAAAAAGTTACATACCAAAATATACTAGAGATATAGATTCAAGGTTAAAGAATCTTTGCACTAAAGCAAAGAATCGAAATAAAGAATTTAGTTTAGTCAATGAAGACTTACTAGATGTTTTTGAAGTGCAGCAAGGTCTTTGTGCTTATACAAAACTGCCGCTAGTAGCCGTAGCCAACCAGTTTAATACGATAAGCCTAGACCGAATCGATAGTAGTAAAGGCTATCACAAGGATAATATCCAATTAGTCTGTGCTGCTATCAATAAGATGAAACAAGAATATACAGAACATGTGTTCATTTCTTTGTGTCATCTTGTGGCGCAAAACAATAGACTATCAGACTTACCTGAAAATATATTGACCCGATAACTTTCGCACTCAATATTGACAGCCTCTGTAGTGAATGTTTAAGCGTATTTATATACTTATTCATTTATCTTAGGAGGATAAATCATGGCTTTTCCTAAAGCCCCGAATTACAACAACCTGCCAAATGGCAATTTCTCAGCTGTCATTTACAGCAAACAGGTACAACTTGCATTCCGTAAATCTTCAACCGTAGAAGATATCACTAACAGCGACTACTTCGGTGAGATCGCTAACATGGGTGATTCGGTTAAGATCATCAAAGAGCCTGAAGTTTCTGTTCAATCTTATGCTCGTGGCACACAAATCACGGCACAAGATCTTGATGACGAAGACTTCACCCTTGTCGTTGATCAAGCAAACTACTTTGCATTTAAGATTGATGACATTGAAGCTGCTCACAGTCATGTAAACTTCATGTCTATGGCATCTGATCGTGCAGCATATCGCTTGCGTGACCAGTATGATCAAGACGTTCTTGGCTACCTTGCAGGCTTCTATCAATCAGCTAAGCATGTCAATGCTGACACTGCACGTACAACTGCTCCTGGCACTAAGGCTGTTTCAACTGCAGGTTCAGATGAATTGCTTACTTCGATGAAGCTCCGTAAAGATAGCTTTGGTAATATTACCACTGCATCTGCAGGTGATCATTCCATTCCTCTTGCTGCTCGTCTTCCTGGCGCAACTGCACTTCCCACTGCAACTGCATCACCTTTAATGGTTATTGCACGTATGGGTCGTTTGCTAGATCAGCAGTTTGTTGATACCACAGGTCGTTGGTTGGTTGTCGATCCCGTCTTTATTGAATTGCTTAAAGACGAAGATAGTCGCCTATTGAACAGTGACTTTGGTGGTTCTGGTCTTCAAAATGGTCTTGTTATTAACAACCTTCACGGTTTCCGTGTTTATGTTTCTAACAACCTTCCCAAGATTGGCACTGGCCCAGGTACTACAGGTACTGCTAACCAGAACAGCAACTACGGTGTTATTGTAGCAGGTCATGAAGCTGCTGTTGCTACTGCACAGCAAATTACCAAGACTGAAAACTATCGTGACCCTGACAGTTTTGCTGACATTGTACGTGGTATGCACTTGTATGGCAGAAAAATTTTGAGGCCAGAAGCAATTGTAACCGCTAAATATAACGCAGCTTAATTGGAGGAAATATAAATGGCTACCGTTGACGTATCCCCAGGAATCCAAGCAGGTACTCATCCTGCACGTTCTATTCGTAATATGCCCTACATGGTCGAAGCTACACTCGACTTTGCAGTGGCTACTACCACCAAAGGCAGTGCTCTTGCAGCTGCTGATGTGATTGAAATCATTGACGTTCCAGCAGAGACACTCGTCATTGCTGCTGGTTATGAAGTCACTTCAACCATCACTGGTGATGTTACTGTCGATCTAGGCATCACTGGTGCTGATGCAGACGCATTTGTTGATGGTGCAGTGCTAGATAGCTCAGCTACTGGCTATGCAGCGCAACCTGCAGCGTATCAGCCCATTGTTCGTGGTTCTGCAGATACCATTGATCTATTGATCGCAACTTCTACGACTGCTATTTCTGCAGGTAAGGTCCGTGTTTGGGCACTACTTTGCAACATCGCAGATCGTGTAGGTCCCGTTGACGTAGATCGTGATCAGTTGGCTTAATAGCTAACTAACTATAGGGGCAGTGTCTAACAAGGCATTGCCCCCTTTCTATATGTTTACATTTACAGCAAATCTTTCTCCGGGTGCAGTTAATGTCGTTGCATCTAGCAATGGTCCTTTAGCAGTGACTGATTGGGCTAAACTAGCTGCAGATAAAATCATTCATGTAGGTGACAAAACAGAAGGTCCCATACGTGATCAAGCATTAGCTTACAAAAATAATATACAAAAGATTATTGAATACTATATTCAACAGGCAATTGTATCCCATGAAAGACATCTTATTGCAAGGATAAAGTAATGGCTATCACAACAGCAATGTGTACCTCCTTTAAAAAAGAATTGCTGGAAGGTAAACATGATTTTAATGCCTCCAGTGGTGATACATTCAAAATTGCCCTATACACATCAAGTGCTACGTTGGGTGCTAGTACGACTGACTATAGCTCGTCTAATGAAGTCACTGGTACTGGGTACACTGCCGGTGGTAATGCACTTACTAACATTGATCCTACTACCAGTGGTACTACTGCTTTTTGTGACTTTGCTGATACTACATGGTCTTCTGCAACGATTACAGCAAATGGTGCATTGATCTATAACACAACGACTGATGGTGGGTCTGGCACTACAAATGCCGTATGTGCTCTTGCTTTTGGTGGAGATAAAACTTCCACTAACGGAGATTTTGTTATTCAGTTTCCAGCGGCAGATGCGTCTAATGCCATTATCCGTATTGCTTAGTAGGGTGTAGCTATGCCTACATCTACCCGTTCTGGTGCTATCTATGGCATAGGAACGTATGGTAGTGTTTATTACGATGTTTCTAATGTATCTATAGTACCGGATGGGGTACAGGGTACTTGTACCACAGATAGTGGTGTAGTAATTGAAGCAGACGCTAGTCATGTAGTTATTGGCGTTGTAGCTACAGGTGCAGTTGGTCTCATAGGGCCTGGACAAATAAGTGGCGATAGCAATGTAGCTGTTACAGGTGTATCAGCCACAGGTGCTGTTAATGATAGTTTAAATTTTAGTCTAGGTCTACGTCATACTGTTACAGGGGTATCAGCCTCCGGTGCAAATAGTGCGCCTACTGTTGCAGCAGACGCTACTGTTAATGCCATAGGTGTAGTTGCTACTGCTCAAGTAACAACAGCTTCTATATCTGGTGATAGTAACGTAAGTGTTACTGGTAATGAAGCCACTGGATCAATAGGGACACCTACACAAGTAACTGTTAATAGAGTACCTGTAACAGGTGTAAGTGCAACAAATGCAGCAGGCACTGTAACTGTAGTAGCTAAAGCTTCTGTTATACCTACTGGTGTAAATGCTTTAGGTCAAGCTGGTGCTACAACTGTATTCGCTAAAGCAGTTGTATCTGTAACAGGTGTAAATGCTACAGGCTCAGTTGGCACTGTATCTATATTTGAAAATGCCCAGCCTACATTTAATGGTTTAAGTGCTACAGGTTCAGTGGGTACTGTAACTGTAGTGACAACACAGTTTGATTATGCAGCAGTTGCACATTTATATAGCAGAGATAGATTAGTTTACATACCTGCAGTTCAATCAACAACTGTAGAGCTTTCTAACAACCCGTACAGAACTATTAAAATACCTGCAAGTCCTAAACGAATTGTTTACATCACAGATTATCCTAAGACATCTGTAACTGTACAAAGACGTAGTACATCTGGTGATCGAAAAGAGAGGGTAGCATAGTGGCATATAGTTGGCCTAGCAAAGATCCTAATGAGATTCTAGACTACAGTATCGACTGGTCTAGATTCTTAGGTGGTGCAACAATCTCAACAGTCACATGGTCTGTAAGCACTTCAAGTACAGCTAAAACTACGATAGCTGCGGGTGCTACTGTAGATGGTATTCAAAATATATCACAGACTAATACAAGCACAGTAGCTACGATTAATCTAGGCTCAGGTACATTGAATAAAGAATATACTTTCTTTTGTAGTATTACGGATAATACAGGTAGCACTGCTGAACGCTCTGTTAGATTGCGTATTAGGGAGCAGTAATGGCATATAACTATCTAGATTTAGTTAATACAATTAATCGTAGGTTTAATGAAGTTGAACTTACTTCATCTAACTTTGCATCAGCTAAAGGGTTTTACTCTCATGCTAAAGATGCAATTAATGATGCCATACAAGATATTAACCAAGAAGAGTTTGAATGGCCTTTTAATCACTGCAGAGATGAGATTATATTGACTGCAGGTGAAACACGTTATGCTTACCCCAATGATGCAAAGACTATTGATTTTGATAGCTTCAGGATTAAAGAAGATAGTACCCTGGATAATGATACTTCAAAGCTTAAGATCATGTCCTATGAAGAATACTTGGAGCAGTATGTAGATCAAGAATATACTAGTGATACTAGTGTGCGTGATCTTCCTACTTATGTATTTCGTGCTCCTGGTTTAGAATTTGGTCTAGTGTCATGTCCAGATAAAGCTTATACATTAGTGTACGAGTATTATAAGAATGCAGTAGATCTTGTAAATTATGATGATGTGCCAGATATACCTGAAACATTTAAACATGTAATCATTGAAGGTGGTATGTATTACACTTACATGTTTAGAAGTAATGAACAAGCTGCCACACTATCTAAGCAGAAGTTTGAGCAGGGCATTAAAAATATGCGGGTTATTTGTATCAATCGCTATGATTATGTTCGTAGCAAAATGATACAGCAGCAGCGCAGATATGTAGCAGGTCCAAGGCTGGCTTCCTGATGGATCGTTGGGCTACATATCCCTTTGAGTTTGCAGGTGGGTTAGTTACTAATCTATCCCCACTACAACAGGGTATTAAACTCCCAGGCTCAGCTCGTGTATTACGTAACTTTGAACCCTCTGTAGAAGGCGGGTATCAACGTATATTAGGCTATGAAAAGTATTCAAGTACCTTAGTCCCCTCTTATGCAGCAGTTAAAGTACATGGATCAGGTCAAACAGGTACGACATTAGTTGTCGGTAATATATACAAAGCACCTTCGGATGGACATCAACTAACGATTGCAGGTGTTACAGGTACATATACAATTGCAACTGCAGGTGTCTCATATGACTCTACTAATAAAAGAGCTACACTGACACTGACTTCTAGCCTTGCTTCTAGCCCTGCTGATTTAGCTGCAGTTACATTTACAACTACTACAGGTACAATTCATGGCATTGCTGCATGGGAAAATAAAGTCATTGCAGCTAAGAATAGTAATATATATTATTCAACGGGTACATCGTGGACACAGATCAATGTCCCAAGCTACGGCACTACACTAGTTAATGGTGCGGGTCAAACTGGCTCTAGTTTAGTTGTCGATGGGTTAACTTCAGTACCACAAGCTGGTGATACATTTACGATTGCAGGTGTAGAGAAAGTATACACAGTTACTGCAGATGCAACGGTATCATCAGGTGGTGCTACTTTAGCAATTAATCCTTCACTTGCATCTAGCCCATCTGACAATGCAGCAATTACATGGCTAACTGCAGCTTTAATCGATAGTTCTAGAGCCAGACATGCTAAGTATCGTATTGCTACAACAGAGAAAATATGTATTGTAGATGGTCAGAATCCACCCATGACATGGGATGGTACGACGTTTACAGTACAGAATAATGCAACTGCAGATGCCTTTGGTGCGGAACATGTAGTCTTCTTTAAGAATCATCTGTTCTTAGCTAAGGGGGATAAGCTTATATTCACTGCCCCCTATACAGATAATGATTATACACCTGCTAATGGGGCAGGGATTATATCGGTAGGAAGTGCTATTACAGGTTTAATTGTATTCCGTGAACAGCTTATTATCTTTAGTCAACGTAAGATAACAAGGCTTGTAGGCAATACACTTGCAGACTTTGTGCTGCAGCCTATCACTGAGAATGTAGGCTGTATTGATACTGATACGATTCAAGAATATGGAAGTGACATTATTTTCCTTGGACCAGATGGTATCAGGTTATTGAGTGCTACAGATCGTGTAGGAGATTTTGGATTAGCAGTTGTATCTAAAGTTATACAGAAAGAGGTCACTAATATGATCTCTACTTCAACTTCATTTGCATCTGTAGTTATTAAGAGTAAGTCACAGTATAGAATATTCGGGTACAACACTAATGTATCTACAGAAAATGCAGTAGGCATCTTAGGTGTACAGACCGAAGTTGATAACAATGTCGCTGTATCTTGGGCTGAATTACGTGGCATTAAAGTTTACTTAGCTGATTATAACTATCGTAATAAAGCAGAGACTATTATATTTTCCAATGATACGGGCTACGTATACAAGATGGAAAGTGGTAACTCTTTTGATGGCGGTGATATAACAGCTTACTTTTATACACCTTATGTTCCTATCACTGATCCTAGTTTACGTAAATCAATTTATAAATTAAAACTATACATTGATCCACAAGGTGGTGTATCTATTTCAGTGAACTTGATGTTTGATTTTGATGAAGAAAATATCATACAACCAGAGAACATCAATCTAACTAATGTGGCAGGTGCAGTTGCTATCTATGGTGCAGTAACAGCTACATACGGAACATCTGTATTTGGAAGTAAATTAAAGAAAGTATTTACGACACAGACTATAGGATCTGGATTTACTGTCTCTTTGCAATTTGAATCTATAGGCACAGACCCCCCGTTTTCACTCGACGCAGCAGTACTAGAGTATTCATCTTTTGACCGAAGATAAGAGGTACACTTAAATGGCAGGCTATACACGTAATGATACCAGTAATAATATTGCCACAGGTAATGTTATTAATGCTGCAGATTTAGACGGTGAATTTGATGCACTTGTAGCTGCATTCCATGCAAGTACGGGACATACGCACGATGGTACAGCAGCTAATGGTGCACCCATTACCAAGATAGGTCCTGCACAAGATCTTGTCATAAGCACTGGAGCTATTACACCTAAGACTGATAATACAGTTGATTTAGGCAGTTCCAGCTTTGAGTTTAAAGATTTGTATATTGATGGTACAGCTAACATTGATGCACTTGTAGCTGATACTGCAGATATCAATGCAGGTACAATTGATGGTGTTACACTGGGAACTAACTCAGCTGTTACAGAAGCCCAGATTGATAACATCAATATCAATGGTAATACGATATCTTCAACCGATACGAACGGTAATATAAGCCTTGTGCCCAATGGTACAGGTGATGTCATATTAACTGCCGATACCATACAAGTTGGAGATAGTAACACAGATGTTACTGTAACAACGAATGGCACAGGTGATCTGATATTCAATACGAATGCAGGTACTAACTCTGGTGTTATTCGTATTTATGATGGTGCTAACGGTAATATTGCCCTTACTCCTAATGGCACAGGCGAAGTTGATATATCTAAAGTTGACATTGATAGTGGTGCTATTGATGGTACTGCCATTGGTGCTAATTCAGCTTCTACAGGTGCATTTACTACGCTATCTGCCAGTTCTACTGTCACACTTTCTGGTGGCACTGCCAACGGAGTCCTGTACCTCAACGGCTCCAAGGCGGCGACAAGCGGTAGTGCGCTGACGTTTAACGGCACCACGCTTGGCGTTGGGGGTGGGGTTCTTGAGATTTCCCGACCTTCTGGGGTTGGTAACACGCAAATCACCTTAACCAATAACGGCGCTGGCGCATCCGGCTTTCAATTCGGTCAGTCGGCTCAATCGCAACAGTTCTTTATTTACGACACAGGGGCGGCTAAGGACAGGTATTTAATTACCTCAACAGGTGAGCACATTTGGCTTGGTGCTTCCGAACAAATGCGCCTCACCAGCACAGGGCTGGGGATTGGGACGAGTTCAATTTCAAGCAAACTGGTTGTAAAAGTTCAAACTAATGCGAATGCAGAATTTAGGACGACTGATGCAATTTTTGGCACGGTCGTTGGCGGCGTTGGTATTGATGCGCTTAATGACGCTCGTTCTTCTGTTGTGCCATTTGGCATTCGCGGCAGTACGCTTTCTTTTGGGACATCCGCAGGTCTTTCGGCAACCCTCGACTCCTCCGGCAACCTGGGGATTGGGACGAGTTCGCCTAGTCAGCCTTTAGCGGTTCAATCAAGCGCCAACGGTTCAACGCTAGTAAATATCGTAAACACCAGCACCGGCGGGTACAGTTGGAATATAGGTACTGTCGGCGCTGCGGCAGGTCTTGGCCCAGTTGGTTCATTTATTGTTCGTGACAGTACCAACGGTGTTACTAGATTAGTTTTGGATACCTCCGGCAACCTCGGCCTTGGGGTGACGCCGAGTGCTTGGGTGGAAGGCACTGGACTTAATGTCGGCTCTGGTCGCGGCGGGTCTATATTTACTGAAACTGTCAACTACGGTTTTACAACCTTTAACGCTAACGCTTACTACTCCGCAACCGATACATGGAAGTATGTAACAAGCAACGCTGCGTCTAGGTATCAGCAATTAAACGGCGTTCACTCTTGGCACACCGCAGGCTCCGGCACAGCAGGAAACGCTATCACCTTCACGCAGGCGATGACGCTGGATGCGAGTGGGAATTTGGGGGTGGGGACGACGAGTCCACAGGCGCGTCTGCATGCGTATTTGGCAGGCGGCGCTGGGCTTCGTTTGGATAGTGGTTCTAACGGATATTCCGAACTTGCCGATGTTGATGGAACGCTTTACATCACGGCAGACAGAGGCAACCTTGGAAGTAAAAGCCTTATTTTCAGAAACGGTGGAACCACCGAACGCGCCCGTATCACCAGCGGGGGGGATTTGCTGGTGGGGGCGACGAGTAGCCCCTCCTCATCCGTTGCAGGGACTTTGATTGGAAATAGTGGACCCGGTGGCCGTATTGCTTTGGCAAACACAATAACGACTACTTACCAAGGTGTTATTTCATTTACCAATGGCAACGGAACTGTTGGCACTATCGATACAAGTGGATCATCTACAAGCTATGTAACTTCCTCCGACTACCGCCTGAAGAACACCATCACACCCATGACAGGGGCTTTGGCTAAGGTGGCATTGCTCAAGCCTTGCACATACAAGTGGAATGTAGATGGTTCTGACGGTGAAGGCTTCATTGCTCACGAGTTGGCTGAAGTGTGTCCTCAAGCAGTGTCTGGCGAGAAAGACGCTGTGGATGCTGAAGGCAACCCACAATATCAAGGCATCGACACCAGTTTCCTGGTCGCCACGCTGACCGCAGCCATCCAAGAACAGCAAGCCCTCATCACATCCCTAACCGCCCGTGTGGCACTTTTAGAAGGAAACTAACATGGCCCCCACCTGGATCATCCAATGGATGCAAACAACCACCACATCAGCCACGCCACCTGAAGCCGTTATCACAGTGGGTTGGGCATGTAACGGTGAGCAAGTAGACAATGGCAAGACGTACACAGCATCGGTCTATTCCACTTGCTCACTACCACCTGCTGACCCTGCTAGCTTCATCCCCTACGCCAATCTGACACAGCAAGAAGTGCTGAATTGGATATGGGCCAATGGCGTGGATAAAGATAGCGCCGAAGCTGCGGTGCAAAGCAATATCAATAACCAGATCAATCCTCCGGTGATTACGCCACCACTACCTTGGGCTGCATCTGCAGTGTAATTACCCATGGAAGCCATAGAAACACTGGGTAAGCTATGGTATCTAGGGGCAGCAGTTGTAGCTATTGCAGCGTATGCAGTAACTATTAAAGTTCGTGTCGATTATCTAGAGAAGGGCTATGATAAACAAATCACTGAACTTTGGAAACATGTCAATGAAATAGAGAAAGGTAAATAGTATGGCATTGCAAGCTGATGAACAAGTAAAAACATTAGGTGATGCCATATCTATTATCACAGTTGTAGGTACATTGGCTGAACTATTACCTGCTGTAGCTGCCATACTTACTATTGTATGGACAGCTATTCGTATCTGGGAAACGGATACAGTTCAATGTATATTTAGAAGAAAAGCTAATAAAGAAGAAAGTTAGATATGTTAGACATATTAAGTGGTGGTCTATTAGGATCTATCTTTGGTGGGCTATTCAGACTTGCACCTGAGGTCTTAAAATGGCTTGATAAAAAGAATGAGAGAAATCATGAACTACTTATGTTCAGTAGGCAATGTGATTTAGAAGCTCAGCGTGGTGCACAAAAACTAGCAGAAATAGGTGCTCAGCGTGAAGCTGCTATTGATACAGGTGTTATGGCTGCATTTGAAGCTGCCATCAATCAACAAAGTGAAATGGTTAAAGCTGCAGGTGGATGGGCAGCTTCCTTGTCTGCAAGTGTTAGACCTGTAGTTACTTATTGGGTATTGTTCATATGGTCATTTATCCATGTATGGTTTGCATGGAATGCTTGGCTATCAGGTGCACCTGCAGAGATTGTATTTAAGACTATGATGACTACAGATATGAGTGCCTTAGTTAGCGGGACACTTAATTATTGGTTCTTAGATAGAACACTTGCCAAGCGTGGTTTGTAGTATAATAGTATATGCAATTAGATATTGCTGCTGAGTTATGTCGTAGGTTTGAGGGGTTTTCATCTAAGCCTTATTTATGTCCTGCAGGTATTCCTACTATTGGGTATGGAAGTACTTACTATGCAGATGGGCGTAAGGTTAAATTAACAGATGTAGCTATAACAGAACCTCAAGCAAGGCAGCTTCTACTGTTTGAGCTTATGCACACATACGCTCCCGGTGTAATTAGACAGTGCCCTATCTTAATATCATTAGCTATGCAGTCTAGGGATTGGCGTAAGTTTAATGCCATTGTAGATTTTGCATATAACCTAGGTGTTGGGGCATTACAGACAAGTACACTTAGACGTAAGATAAATGCCCAAGATTGGGAAGGTGCAAGAGAACAGCTTATGAGATGGGTTAGAGGTGGTGGCAAGATACTACCAGGATTAGTTAAACGTAGAGAAGCTGAATCCTTATTGATGCGATAAAGCAGGGACAACACTGATATGCCAAGTAAAAACTTCACAGCAAAACAGAAGGAAATTGTAGCACGTAAGATGGGCTACGATGGTCCTATGTCTATGTTTGATGAGTTCCTTCAATCTGATCCTGCAATGGCACAGAAGTATGGACTAGTTGCTGATAAATATATGGCACGTGGTGGAGATGTTAAGAAGTTTGCTATAGGCGGTAGAGTAGGACGTACACAAGAAGATAGTTCAGCTAATAGTGTGTCTTCAGATGAGATTACTTTTGGTGGTGGTGCATATACTTTAACAGCATTACAAGCTGCAGCAAACTCAGTAACATCTGCAGAGGCTCAGTGGATGTATGAGAATGGTTTTATTGGGTCACCGTCAAAGGCTGAGGCTGCTCATTGGGCACTTGTCAATAAGTTTGGATTTAGTGCAGATGAAGCAGATAGAGCAATATCTAACCTAACATTTAGGGCAGATCCTGTTGTTGTCACTGAAGCTCCTGCTGTCACTGAAGCTCCCACAACGCAACCACCTACAACCCGTGCACCAATAACTCAACCCCCTACAACCGAACCTGTTTTTGTTACTGAAGCTACTGTCACATTAGCACCCGCTGATGAGCTAGCTGCACGAATTGACAGACTAGTTAGTGAAACAGGTCTACCTAGATTTTTAATTGCTTCAAGAGTAAATAGTGGGCTTTCTGATGCAGAGATATATGCATCGGTTTCTACTACACAAGCTACTACTACACAGGCTACTACTACACAGGCTACTACTACTACCCAGCCCCCTACAACTACAACTCGTGCAGGGGATACTAGGCTTGATGTAGAAACTAATCCAACTACTACTAGGGCTACTACTGGGACTATTACAACTGTACCAACCACTACAGTAGCTACTACAACTGGGACTACGACTAAAGCCCCTATAACGACGCTATTCGCTAACACAACTACAGCTGCAACAACAGCACGAGCGACCGTAACTACGGCAGGTACAACCAGGAGTACAAGTAATGTGGTAGATAATCTATTCTCAGGTTTATCTAAACCTACTATAACAACGCTTTCAGCTGTAACACTAGCAACAGATACTAATCAAGAATTGACAGTCTCTACGCTACCCTCACTGACTACAGTGACAGCTAAAACTGTTTCAGGTGCTACAACTGTAGCCACTGTAGGTACTGGTACTGCTGTTACAATGGCTGCAACTACTGTAGAAGATGCTTTTACTAAAGAGTTAGAGAAAGTATCTGCTATTACAGGCAGCGTAAGCACAACACTTGCAGCTGTAACAGGTACTGTATCTAGTGGTGCTACTGCAGCTACATTAACTGCTGCTCCTGTATCTACTTTAACTGCAGGTACTCGTACGGTAGCCCCTGGTGAAACAATCACTGCAGCTACAGATGAAACTGCAGTTACTGCTACTGCAGCTACTATGGGTACTGTAGCCACTATTACTGCAGCTACTCGTGCCGTATCTACTCAAGAGTTAGTCACTGCAGCTACCATTAAACCTGAAGATATGGCATATGCTGAAGCTATTGTCGATTCAGGTTTAGCTACGGATGCTATAGCTGTAGCCAAAAAGCTTAGCAAATTCTCTGTTAGTGATGGTACGTTAGCTGAATTTATTCAAGGTAATGTAGACGCTAATGCTACTGTACAAGGTCAATTGACTCAGCTCATGAAGTCTTTTGATGATGGTACACCTGCATGGGCTGCTGGTGCTATTCGTGCAGCTAATGCAGCTATGGCAGCTAGAGGTTTAGGTGGATCTTCCATGGCAAGTGCAGCTATCTTACAAGCTGCTATGGAATCTGCACTACCTATTGCAGCACAAGATGCACAAACATTTGCTAATATGGGACTTGCTAATCTTAATAATAGACAGCAAGTATCCTTGGCTAATGCAGCTGCACAACAAGGTGTTATGCTTGCTAACTTTAATGCTGAGCAACAGGTTGAGTTGCAAAACTCAGCCAATGCCTTTGCTTTACAGTCTCAGAACCTTAGTAATAAGCAACAGGCTGTCATTGCCAATGCTCAAATTAAAGCTGCATTGCAAGGTCAAAACCTAAGCAATCAACAACAAGCAGCTATAGCTAATGCTGCACGTTATGCAGAAGTCAATAATATTAACTTAAACAACCTTCAGCAGACTGCACTCGCTAATAGTGCTAATGCTTTGCAAGTTGATCTTCAGAATCTAAGTAACAAGCAACAAACTGCACTTGCTAATGCACAAATAGATGCTGCATTGCAAATGAAGAATTTAGATAATAGGCAACAGGCAGCTGTAATTAACTCTGCTCGTTTAGCTGAAGCTAATAACCTGACATTTACTGCACAACAGCAAGCTGCATTACAAAACTCAGAGATTATGAAGTCTCTAAGTATAGCCAACTTAAATGCTGCACAAGCAACTACACTGCAGAATGCAGCTACGATTGCAGCTATGGATATGGCTAATCTTAATAATAGACAGCAAGCTGCAGTAGAGAATGCTAGAGCCTTCTTAGCTATGGACATGCGTAATCTAGATGCTCAGCAGCAAATGGCTATCTTTAAGACACAGCAACTTACACAAGTTATGCTTTCAGATGCTGCTGCTGAAAATGCAGCTGCACAGTTTAATGCTACTTCCGAGAATCAAGTTACACAATTCTATGATGGGTTAAAGGTTCAAGTTAATCAGTTCAATGCTTCACAAAGCAATGCCCTATCACAGTTTAATGTGTCACAAGATAATGCATTTAGTCAGTTTAATGCATCTCAAATGAATCAGAGAGATCAATTCAATGCACAAAACAGACTTATTGTAGATCAATCAAATGCAGAGTGGAGAAGAAATATTGCCACTGCTAATACGGCTGCACAGAATAGAGCTAATGAAATTAATGCTCAGAATGCTTTAGCAGTTAGCATGGCAGAGTACAACAATCAATGGCAGGCATATCGTGACAATATGCAATTTGCTTTTACTGCAGGTGAGAATGACCTAGATCGTGAGAATCGTTTAGCTATCGCTTCTCTGCAAAAAGAAGGCATGATTGAGGCAGCTAAAGCTCAACGTACTGCAGGTGCATACCAAGCTGCTGGTGCTGTAACTGCAGCTATATTAGGTAAGACAACCATTGCAGGTGATATAGCTACATGGGCTACTAATGCTATTAAAGGGTTTTCAGGCACTTTAACTGGATCTAACACTATAAGCTTAAATGAATTGTCCGCAGAGACATTAGGTATTGATGACACGACCTTTAATAACTTAATATCAGAATTGTCTAGTTTTGATATTAACATTGCTACGCCACCCCCAGGTTAAACTATGAATAAATATATTACTAAAATTGAAAAGCTTGTAGCTGAGCGTATGAACTCCCATAGCAAACCTACAGGAAAAGGCTTACTTGCTAAGACCTCTAAAAGTGTACCAGTAAAACCTACCAAAGACATGCCCACAGATGATGACATGATGGGGCGTATTGCTGATTATGTGCATGACATACGTATGATGAGAATGTCCCTTAAAGACAAAGTAGCGGAGTAATTGATCATGGATACTAAGTTTCTACAAGGTGCTGTCCCTGGCATGTCACTAACAGGTCAACCTAGGAATGTACCCTGGGAAAATCCATCTCAACTTAACACTGTCGAAGAGGCATTTAAATACTATACAGAAAGATTACTTGACGAAGAAGTATCTGATTACATTATAACTGCCCTTGAAGAAAAGATAGACATTGAAACATTGGCAGATATAGTGACTACTTCTAGTGTCATGAATGGCATTCATACGCTCGATGTAGCATTCTTAGTGAATCCTATTGTTCGTGAACTATTAATGTACGTAGCAGATGCAACAGACACTGAATATGTAGAATCCTATAAGAATATAGAGAAAGAGAAACGTGTACCTCGTAGTGTAGCTAGGTCTGTAGTTAAAGATGCTATGCAAAATATAGAGTCCTATGAACCTTATAATGAACCTATGATCAATACTACCATGCCTAAGCAGGGTTTGATGTCTAGGGGGAGCATGTAATGAGCTTTGCATCTTTCTTTACTGGGTTTGCTACTCAGGCTGTAGAAGAAATCAATAAACGTGATAAAGAGATCCGTGAGGATAATAAGATCCTTATGGAGTCTTGGTACGAATCCCGTAAACGTGCAGAAGCTATTGCTGAGAAACGTAAGGAAGAACTTACTACCCAGGCTAAACAATTAAAATCTTTATTGCCTGATATTACAGATACACAAATCACTACTGTGTTGCAGAGTGGACAGGCTGATACACTCATTAAAGGGGTCATAGAGGCACAAACAGAACAAGGTAAGACCTACAAGCCATCTGAGCTTATTCAAGAGGCTACAGGCCCTGTAATGAGTCCTAGTGAGTACATTGCAGGTGAGACAGACCGTAGGATACCCAGACTTGATTTACCTGCCATGCAAGATCGTACCGCATTTGGTTTACGTTCAACTGCAGGTGAAGAGGTTCGTAGTAAATACCTTAAAGCTGCAGGTGTTACTGAAGAAGAGGCAACTAAGCCTAAAGGTTTAATGGCTCCTGCTGAAGGTGGGCGTATTAAATTTGAGACACTAGCTAAACCAGAGAAAGAAAAGCTCACTACATTTGAAAGGGATTTACGTGCACTCAAAGATGCATGGTCTATGTCTACAGATCCAGTGACAAAAGAGGCACTTGCTACTGAGATATCCTCGTATATGAATTTGGGTAAGGTAGACAAGCCAGATAGATTTGCTGCCATTGTCGATAATTTAAAAATTGAATATGCTAATACAGATGATCCAACAAAGAAAAAACAACTTAATGCTCGTATTCTTGAATTGTCCAGCCTAGGTAAAGCTCCAGAGAAAGGTGAAGATAAAGCACCCACTCGTACTGACTTCTTTAGGCTTCTTAAGAATGCAGAACGTACAGCTATTGCAAATGTGGAGAACAGACTTGGTGGAGCTACGTTTGTGGATTCAGCAGATGGTCGTATGCTGGTTAAGGGCATTGATCCTGAAGCTCGTGGTATCCTCAATGGGGCTGTCAATACACAGATTAAATCGGTACTTGATACTGTATCCGATACACAGGGTCGTGTTCCCCAAGGTATGCGAGAGGCACTAGCTTCTTTCGGTATCAAGACAGACAAGAATGGTGTTCCCATATTAGGTGAAGCAGCACCATCATCAGCACCTCCATCTCCTGCACCTACCGCTGCTTCTAGTGTATCTGCTGCACGTGCTAAGACTAAGACAGTTGTGCGTACAGGTACGGTACAGTCCGGTCCAGATAAAGGTAAGAAAGTCATTGAATACTCTGATGGTACTCGTGAGATCCAGTAATGGCAGATGAAAACATTAAGTGGGACCCTATACCTTCTGTAGTACCCCAGAAAGATGAAGGTATTAAATGGGATAGCACACCGAAGATAGAAGTTAGTGGTACTGCTAATGACTTAGCTAACTATAAGCCCTCGTCTGTATTTAAGGAGTATGGTAAACCTGCACCTAAAATTGTACAGATGACAAAGGGTATTATGGCTAAGCAGCGGGAAGATCGTGCTGATATAGAACGATACGAACGTGAGAATAAAGTAGACTTTGTTGACTTGTACCAGAAGCCGGAGAACTTTGCTGTCATTAAAGATTATATGACAGCTAGATTTGGCAAGGCAGGTGAGCAGAAGAAAGATGAATCCAATGAAGATTACGCTAAACGGTTTGCTACTGAGATGCGTAAGATTGAATATAACACAACACTCAATGCAGTACCTGAACTAAACTGGATTGCTAATGCTAAACCTGCAGATGCAGAGAAGGCAGGTAAAGCTATTGATTTGTGGGATCGTGTACCGTTTGCTATAAGTAAAGGTGGACAAGAAGGTATAAGACCTTATGCTGAAACTGCCATGTCCATTGCCAGTGATCCTCTTACCTATACGGGCTTTGGCATTGGATCATTCGGTAAGTATGCAGCCGCTAGACAATTCTTAAAGAAAGTATTCGGTACTCCTCTGCGTACAGGTATGACTGCCGCTGCTGTAGAAGCCCCTATATCTGCTGGGTCTAATGTTGTACAGCAACGTATTAGGATTGAGAGTGGGGCTAAGGAAGGTCCTGTAGATGTCACTGAAGCTGCCTTTGCAGGTGTATTAGGCTCAGTATTCAGTGGCTTTGAAGCTGCTGGTGTAGCACGTAAGCCTGCTACATATAAGAAAGATCTAGAAGATAGACTTGCAGCTAAGCGTACACCTGCAGGTAACCAAGCTGCACAGCAAGTGACACAAGCTTTTGATCGTGAGATGGAAGATATCTTAAAGCAGTTTGATATCTTTGAAGGCAAAAAGACACTTGATGAGCTATCTCCCCAGACAGAACTAACACAAGCACAGATACGTACAGACATTAATCGTAGGGCTATTGATGTAGCTAAGTACGTCATGATTGCCGATCCTACTTTCCGTCCTAAGAAGGGGCAGCTAGTCAGTGAAGCAGTACGTGATTTGTTTATGGCTACCGATAAGATTGATGACATTACATTAGAAGCTGCACTGAAGAGAGCTAATGTAACCCCTGCTGAATTTGCCCAGGCTTCCTTGGCTACTGTAGGTGATGCAGCCAATGTGATGCAGGGATACAGCTCACTTGCTCGTGTACTAGGTAGATTAAGTGACTTAGATCCAGAGACAGATGCATTAATAAAGCAGATGTATGGTCGTAGTGAAGACATGACATCCGCTATGGGCATGTTTGGTAATGCCATTAAACGTCTGGAGAAAGAATCTAAAGCACTTGTAGTATCAAGTATTGGTACTACGGTCAGGAACATCTATGGCTCTACGGGTGCTCTTACTTTAGATGCTGCATCCAGACTCTTGGAGGGCACTATCTACGAGACAGGTAAAGTACTTAAGACTGCTGCCGATGGTACATACCAACGAGGTGATCTAACTAAGGGTATGAGAGGTATTATACAGGATGCCTTTGGTACTGCTGCCTATTTAACAAACACTGGATTTACTTCTGAAGTTGTAGATAAATTACTAGCGGATAACCCTGCTATACAGAAACAGATATTTAGTGCTTTACAAGAAACAGGCAATGAGAATTTAAGTAAAGCTGCACGTGTGGCTAATACATTGAACGTAGCACAAGATGCACTATTTCGTAAGGCTGTATTTACTTCTAGTGTAGAAAGACAGCTTAGGCGTGTAGGCATTGATATGTACGATCTTATTGCCAATGATAAGACTATACCTCCTGATGTTCTAAAGAATGCAGGGGATGAAGCACTTAAGGCTACCTTCTCGTATATGCCAAAGCCCCAGCGTAAGGGGCAGGTTACTATGGAAGCACAGGCTGAGGGGGTAGCTAGTAAGTTTGTAAGCTTCTTTGAGAATCTTCCTGGGGGTAGTTTACTTGTAACCTTCCCACGATTCATGACTAATGCTATGGCATTCCAGTACAAGTATAGTCCCTTCGGTGCTGCATCTGGCATGTCCGATATCTTAGCTGCAGGTAAACGTGCTCTCACTGATCAAGAAGGTGCTAATCGTTTATATCGTGATGGATTAGAGAAGTTCTCTAGAGGTACAGTAGGCACTGCAGCTTTGTATGCAGCCTATAAATATCGTATGGAGAATCAAGATACGGAGTGGTACAACGTACAAGGTGAGGACGGCAGTACCGTTGATGTACGTGCTATCTTCCCCGCAGGTCCATGGCTAGCTGTAGGTGATCTTGCAGCTAAGATGAAGCTAGGCAAGTTTGAAGATGCTAAAGTATCAGAGGCTATGGAAGCTATAGCAGGTATGAAGATGCCTGCAGGTACACAGAAAACTATTCTTGATAGCCTGCCTGAACTTATGGCAGGTGAAGGTAAAGAAGCTGACAAGTTTAAGAAAGCAATGGGTCAGATCTTAGGTGACTTTGCAGGTCGATTCATTCAGCCAGGACAACCTTTCTTTGCTTACTTTGATTTAATGGACCGTGAATCACAATTAGCTAGAGATCCTAATGTAATCACTGGCGAAGACATTGTGTCTGAGACAGCTATGAATCGCATTAAATCTAAACTACCAGGATTGAAAGAAGAGCTACCTGTAGCTATGCGTTACTTACGTGAGGAGGAGCCTGTACGGGCAGGTGAATTCTTCAACATACTGTCTGGCTTCCGTGTCGTACCACGTGTCAATGAGATAGAGAAAGAGTTCACTAAACTCAATGTAGATCCATACAGATTCTTTGTATCTACTGGGGATAAAGTGTATGATCGTGCAGTCATTGAAGCTTCTAGACAGTTTGTAGAACCTAGAATAACTAAACTTATAAACAGTGACAGATACAATAGTGCCACTGAACGTGAGAAGAAAGTAGCCCTAGCAAATACAATGCAAGATGCTATGTCACCTGCACGTGCTAAGGTTCAAGGTAAGATGCTTAAGGAAGACAGGGAACGTGTAGACAAGATGGCCTACAATGCCCTGTCACAAGAGAAGCGTCTAGCCATCAATGAAATGTATAAACGTGACAATGATGGCAAGACTATTGAGGATACTAAAGATTACAAAGCTGTGTATCGATATGCCCCTAGGCTTGAGGCTCTTCGATAGTCTCTTTAGTTTCTTCTTTCTTCATTTGATTTACTGCCTGTTGCTCAATGTCCTTGAGCAATGGGTAGAGATTAGACTCATTAGGCAACTTACGTAGTACATCGACTACTGCCTGTAATCCTGCAGGTGTAAAATTAATTGTGAATGTTTGTTGCTGTTCCATGCTTATCCTTTAATTTACTGAGGTTATCAAAATAGGCAGCATCAAATCCTCGCTGCCACTCTTTACGTTGCCATTCTTTCCCTGGATCATCTTCACTGTATGGGTTAGCAATCCACCCTCTAGTGAAGGCATACCTACCTTTATCATATTGAATGGATAAAGGCGGTACACGATCCTTCTTGTAATGTGTATCATTACGCTGCAAGTTTGTGTTTCTCTGGTTCATTGTGTTTCCATCCCCAATCACCTACCATACCAGCTGCATTGTAATCGGTTACTACACCCTCAAAGAAGTTCTTCAGTGTGTCACCCGAAACAATCCAATCAAGCCACTCTAGCGGATTAGTTTTAACTCCCCAGTTACCCTTAAGTCCTAGCTGAATTAAACGTCTATCTGCTATGTAGCGAATATACCCTTTTACATCATCTGCTGTCAAGCCCTGTATGCCACCCATTTCAAATGCACCATCAATGACTGCATCCTCAAGTGCTACACCATCTCTGAACATTTGATAGATATCTTTCTTAAATTCATCTGTGACAATACGAGGATGCTCTTTACAGAATTCCCTGAACAGTTTAACCATACCTTCACAGTGCATGGATTCATCACGGATAGACCACTCAACAATCTCACACATACCCTTCATCTTACCGTATCTCTGATAATTTAAGAGCATGGCAAAGGCACTAAACAAAGACATGCCCTCATTCATCACAGAACGAGCTACAGCCTTCGCTAATCCTTCATGGCTATGGGTATCTATTCGTGTCATGAAATCGATCTTATCACGCATTTGCTTGTATGCTAGGAAGGCTGAGTACTCTTCCTCTGGTAATCCAAGTGTGTCGTTTAATAGGGCATAGCTACGCTGATGAACAAACTCCCTATTAGCAAAGCTAGTAAGCATAGCTCTGATTTCATTGTTCTTAAATTTGTGTACATAGTGCTCTAAGTAATTTGTACCTACAGCTACATCACTCTGCGTAAACAATCGTAGGATTTGAGTGATGTGATTTTTTTCTTGGGCAGACAACTTGCCATTCTGCCACTGTGCTACATCATCTTGTAACTTAGCTTCCCATTCCCCCCAGTGAGCTTTTTCAGATTCAACTGCATACTCCATAGCCCATGGGTAAGTGAAGGGTTTGTACGTTGTATTTGGTGCTGTTACAGACATGGATACTCCAAAGTTAAAGGGGAAAATAAAGGGCACTATGAAAGTGCCCAGGGGAAGTAAAGTTATATGTAGCTATTTGTCTATGTCAATTACTTAAGATACTCCTCACTTACTTCCTTAGCCTTTAGTCTAATAGCATTTGCAAGTTGATCACGAAGACTCATACCTTGCTGTGATTGTCCTGGCCCTAGACCCTCATACTTCACAATGCTTTCACAATTCTCGTAGCTTTCATGTAAGGCAGCTAGCAAGTTAGCATTGTCTTGCCTTAACTCTTCAATGTGTGCCTTTAAATCAGAGACACGTTCATCTACCGTATCTGAAGATACATTGGCAAACTGCTTAGTTTGATTAAGCTTAGTAAAGATGTCCCACAGCTTAGTGCATCGGGCTGTGTGTAGTACCTTTGCCCCAAGCAAAGCGTTAGCTACAGTGTCTGGATCTGCCGCTGTATCATAAAGATAACAAAAGAGAGCATCTAAATCGTCCTCTAAGCCCCACACAGCCATGATAGATTGCTCTAAGTCAAACCTATCTGGACTTTCCAATGTATTAGTTTTCATCTTCGTCTTCTTTGACATGCACGTAGGCTGGTGAGTCATAACTTCTTTCATAGTAGTCAAGTCTTTCAGCCTCGACATTAAAGTTTCCTCCGACGCTAAAGTGTTCGATAACTCTTTTGAGTGCTTTAAGGTATTTTCTATTGTACTCAAGGTCTTCTTGCTGATAGGGTTTAAGTTTTTCACCTGCTTCTTCCTTTGTTTCGGCAGCTTCAATCATATCTTCCGTTGTGAAGTAGCTTTCAACTAATCCATCACGTAAGATTTTATCTGCCATCTCATCGTCTACTTTAATGTAAGTCATAGTTTTCTCCTATTAAGTTAAAAGGGTGCAAGTTCAATATCGTCTAATTGCTTCTTGCGCTGCTGCTTCTGAATCTTCTTGTGATACTTTGCTACTAGCTTTCTCTGTTCCGCAGTCTTGAAAGGCCATAGCCATTCCTGCATCGTAAGTCCACTTGGATGTTTCCCAAGATTCCGTGTCATTAAAATCTCTGGCATCTCTGAATCCATTGCTTGCTCCATATGACTCTTCTAACAATTGAATAACTTCTTTAATCCGTAATTCTGCATCCCACAATCCAAATTCTACAGTATCAATATCTCCAGTAGCTGCATAGTTACTATTGTATTCACAATGCTCATGGAAATAATAAGTTCCTAGTGCCACTAGGTTAGCATAGATCCTTTCAAGCTGGTTAATGATAGCATCTTTATTCATTACACTGGAACCCTCGCTAATTTAACACGTTTAATGGGGACTTGAAAGAATAGTTCCCCTTCAGGTACGAACTTATTAGGCACTTCTACTATGGGGGAAGTAACAAGTGTGCTGCTCTCACAGAGAAATACGAGAGTCTGTTCGTTGTTAAATACCATGAAAGTACACGGAAGATCAAGTCCTGTATACTTTCGCTTCCTTTCAGGTATTTGTAGGGTATCGTACTGAAAATCCTCTCCCTTCCATATCCTTTTAACCTCAACTTCACTGTAGAATCTTGCATTTTCTGTCTCTATAGTTAAATCAGGTATATGATTGTTAGTGTTCTCGTAGACATTGTAACCTAAAGCTTTCCAGTACCGCATAGCTGCAGCCCTTGCGGGTGTATCATTCTCACTATGCAAACTTTTACTGAATCGTTTTCGTTTACTACCACCTTCAGAAGATTTACCCATGACAGCTAAGACATTCTTCAGCATCTTGCAATGCATTCCTTTCGATCTTTAAACCGATCTTATCAGCTTGTACACCTGCGCTAGTACGTAGATAGTATAAGCCTTTGAGTTTAGATTTCCAAGCTCGTAAGTGTACTGCATTAACATAAGACTTGGGGCTACCTGCAGGGAAGAATAGATTCAGAGACTGTCCCTGGCATATGAACTGTTGTCTATCTGCTGCATGTTCAATGACCCATGTCTGGTCAATCTCAAAAGCAGTCTTGTAGATATCTTTAGTTGTTTTATCTATAAAGTCTAAATGCTGTATTGAGCCTTCGTTCATGATGATCGATTGCCATACCTCTTGCGTATCCTTGCCCATGGAATATAGGATCTTTTGTAGGTAGACGTTCTTGACCAGATGCGATCCTGCACGAGTTCTATGCACATATGCGTTAGACTTAATAGGCTCAATGGAAGCAGAGCAACCACAAATAATACTACTATTAGCATTGGGTGCCACTGCGATTAAATGCATATTTCTTGTCAACACTTTTTCAACGCTTAAGACTTTCATTTCCATCCTTCTTTTATGTGGGTTTCTCTGTGGCAATTAGGGCATAACATCACACATTTTTTAACTTCACTCAAAAGTGTTGAAATGGCTCCACATAGTATTTGTTTTACTTCTCTATGTTTATCTTTTTTATCAACGTGATGAAAGTCAAAAAACGAAGGTGTCTTGTGTGTCATTTTACATATATTACACTGCTTTAAAAGCATCTCATATAGCAGCGTTTCTCTTTCCGACCTAAGTTTTTTTGTGCGAGCTGACTTGCATTCTTTACATTCTCCGGCCCTCCCTGTTTTAGTAACACTAGCTATGGGAAAATCTATATATTGTTTTTCAATACTGCACACTTTGCAAATTAACAATTTCATCTCCTTCTTGCAAGTCTTTAACTAGCAAAGTTATATCTTGCTCTTTTCTTTTTGCAAGAACTGTGTGATTCTTACTTAAAATAAAATTGCCATCTGTTGTTTTTACCTCTAATACTTCGTCTGCGTCTAAGCAGTTACCCCTTGTAATTGCCATAGACTTTGTAGCTTTAATTGCTTGCTCTTGGATATGTTTGAACATTCTAATGTTTGCAATCTTAGCTGACAGCCCTTCAAATGGGATACCTTTGCTTTGTAGATAACCATGGAAACCCATAGCACCTAAGCCTAACGATCTCTCTGCCTCTGCACTACGGATAGCTTTATGGATCTCACGTGGTGCATTATCGATAAAGGCTTGCAATACATTGTCTAAGAAAACAGTTAGGTCATAGACCATATCTGTATCTACCCACTCATCAAACTTCTCTAAGTTCACAGAAGATAGACAACATACTGCAGTACGATCTTCACTTGTAGCTAAGTGTATTTCGTTGCATAGATTGCTACCGTGTACCTTTAAACCTAATGCTTTCTGCTGTGGATTAAGCTGCCTGTTAGCTTCGTCAATGAAGTTGATATAGGGACTGCCAGTACGAAATCTAGCTTCAAGGATACGTTGCCATAGATCCCTAGCTTTTATTGTTCCACGTACATCTTTATTAGCAGGATCAATCAAGTGCCACTCAAGATCCTTCTCTACTGCTTCCATAAACTTGTCAGTGACATTGACTGCGTTAAATAGATTGAAGCATTTTCTATTGATGTCACCACCAGTGGGTACTTTAAAATTAATAAACTCAACAATGTCAGGGTGACTAATATCCAAGTACGCAGCATAGCTACCTTTCCGTGTCTTGCCTTGTTTGTATGCAGTCATCTGACTATCTACAACTTTCATAAAAGGTATAGGTCCTGGTGCTTTATCACTGACACCACGTACATCTGACCAATGCCCACCTACACCTCCACCTTTTACTGATAGCCATGCAACTTCTGCATTGTGATCTACAAGGGAAGTCAGGTTATCACCTATGTATGTAAGAAAACATGAGATAGGTAAAGCCTTAAAGTACTCACCTACACGTGGTGCATTACTAAGTACGGGGCTGGCAAACATGAACCAACCCTTAGATGCATAGTCATAGATACGCTGTGCAAATGGTTTGTTGTGACCACAGTAAGCTAACGCAGCACGAGCATATGCTTCTTGTGGACTCCTCTCACCGGGGAGCATGTAGTAGTCTTGTAGTAACTGCGTAGCTTGCTCTGACAGTAACCAATCACGGGAGATATCAATCTGTATACCGTGATAGTCCATTAATGATTCTTTCATTCTAAGCCCTCAATATTAATGATGATATCGTCAGTCTTTGTAGCACCTATGTCATGCATGGCATTGATGATTGCATCCTTAATCTCATCTTCAAGGTACAGTATATCTGTGTATACAGTTGGCATTTCTTTCTTATCGAATGTAACCACAAAGCTAACATCTGCATAGGCAGTGCTATCTTCTAGATCTTCAATCTCATCGAATAACTTGAGTTGTTTCATTACTTCAGTGCCCCTGTAATTTCATTGGGCTTAAATGCCCCCATCAATTCAATTGTCTTATTCAGATACCACTGGGCTTTACGTGCGTCCTCAAGTGGCTTGCTTTTGTGCATCATGCGGATGGTGTACTTTAGTACATTACCACGGCAATAAGCAATAGCACCTTCTGTCCCTAATGTATCTACAATAATATCAATTGTTTCATATTTACCCATGTTGTAATGGGCAGGGCTATTGACCATATCCATCTATGCATTCCCCCTAGTCTTAGTCCAAGCACTAAGCTTATACACATTGTCTGATGTACCTATCATCTGCTCCACTTCATCTAACTTATCTTGATCCAGTAACTCTCCACGATCTACGTATTCAATCATTGCTTTCATAACTTGATGATGAAACTCTTCATCTTCAGTGATCAAACGAAAGCATGTGATCATCATGTTAGTGAGTTCTTCAATAGCCCCTATTGATTCCTCTGAGCCTTTATCTACAGGCATGATAGCAATATTAAGATCTAATGTACCTGTCCATGTACCGTCTTTCTCAAAGTTAGGACTTAGTACAAGTGCTACATCATCGTCATTAAATACATTATCAGGATTCATTTTGCTTTTTATCCTTAAAGATAATTAGTTTCTCTGGAAAATAACTCTTTGGTGATTCTTCTGCCCATTCTAGTGGGACATACTTAACTGCATACTGGAATCCATTCTTTTCACACCAGGATGCATAGGTACTCTTAGATACTTTACTTAGCTTCCTATCTGCCCTTTCAAATACAAACCTTACATCAAGCATTGGGTGTTGCTGCTTGATAAGTAAATGCTTGCGTCTATCTTGTGAAGTAAATAAACCCTTAGTTTCTACTATAACACCATTGGGGAGTAAGAAGTCAGGTGTATATTTCCTATACATAAGATCTTCCCATTCGATCTTAATGTGTTCGTACTTAGCATGTATACCATTCTCTTTTAAATGCTCTTGTACTTTAACTTCTAACCCACTTCTGTAGCCATACTTTTTGCCTACAGCCCAGGCTTTACGGGTGTCATGTATTGTCTTTACTTTCATTTTCTTTCTTCTTGATAAAGACATACGAGACAGTTGGGGGATTTTCTGCCCTTGAGACAAGTGATGGTCTTTCTTCAAGACCTTCCCAACATGCGTACCTGTAACTGCACCACTGACACTCTTTGCCAAGGACTTTGTTACCCGTTGGCTTGTTGTAATATGTTTCTTCCTCTGCCTCATAGCACCTGCGAAATATATTCCCTTCAAGTTCTGCGGCGATTGCTTTGATATTCTCCGCATGTACATCAACATTTAAACCATCTGCAGGTACATACTTAAACTGTCCTGTAGCTTTATTAACTACCCACCATCCTCCTGCCTCTATGCCCATAGCTTTAGCGTAACCAGCTAGCTGTGCTAGATATCCAAAGGAATCACCATCAGCAAGAGATTGGAAAGACTTAAACTTATTCTCATAGGACCACGGTGAGGCAGACTTAATATCATCTACCTTACCGTCCATAACAATATCAGGTGTGCCGTGAATCTTGTACTCACCTAGATCAAGGGTAACCCTCTCTCCATCTGAGTATGCTACCCCTGTCTGTTTAAGCAATCCCTTGAATATAGCTTCAATGATATCGCCTATCATCATGTTCATGACGAAGTTAGTACTATATGGTATTGCCTTATGTGGCTCATTCTTATCGAACCACAATTGGCAATACGCCCTGCCTACGTTAGACATACGTAATGAAAATCCATTGTCTAACTTATCTACAAACTGCCGAGTTAAGGCAGCACGTATGTCCTCTACAATCTGTTCAATCACTTCTGGTGATAACGTACTATCACCAAACCGTAGATTGGAGAGGTACTGGTGTACCTTAAGCTCAGCAGGATGGTTCATTAGGCAGCTACGTCCACATCGACAAACTCTTCGACAAGCGTATCATCACGCTCCTGTTCTTTCTTAGCTGACCCCTCATTAAACTTCTTAATGATGTAATCATTATAATTACTGATCCAATCATTAAAGTTAGCAAAGGTTACCTGATCCTTATCTTCTAAGGAAAGCACATTACCAAAGTCCACATTAAATATGGGCGTAAAGAACTGCTCACCATTAGGAAGTGGATTAGCTTCTGTACCAAGGTGTACCGAATGCTGAGGTAGCAAACGATTCTGCTTAGCAAACAGAGCAATGACTGCACCTGCAGATTTAAATGCATCCTTATTGTCAATCTCCCAAATGAATGGGATATTGTTATCAATCATAACGGACTGACCATCTGCAGTGTATACATCATTGGCTGAGATCTCACCAAATAATACACGTACACGCTTGATAGATTTCATCAGTGTCTTGATTTCTGTAGGCAATGCACTATAATCCTTGATCCAACCTGAAGGCTTACCACAATTAAACCCACCCTGGTTATCCCTGAGATCTGCATTAAGATCTTTATCCATCACTGTCTTCACATAAATGTTGGGTTCACCTTTTACGAATCGCTTGTACATGAATCGTTGATTAAACAAACGAATGCTAGGATTCTGTAGGTAGTAATCTATTTCATTGTAGTTAAGAACATACAAGCCAGCTTCAAGAACTTCTACTTTCTTGATCTTGCCTTTGATCTCTTCTTCACCCATCACTGCCTTGTGACTAATCTTCAAGCGAGCCAGATTGCTTGATTGCTTGGAAGTCTTCATGTCCACTGACATACCCATAGCATCTGCCATGGCAGCGAAGTTGCCATTGTTTACGAGTGTTAAACTTGTACCCATTTAATTTCCTTAATTTAAAGTGGTTTGTGGAACATCTTTTTGTTCAAGCCAATTATTTCCTATCTTTGCTTCCAATGCAAGTGGCACATTGAAATCTATCGACCATCTCCTGTTAATGAGATTGATAAGATCAGCTTGAACTACGTCGATAACTTGTACTACATACTCAATTTCATCTGGGTGTACATCAATCACAATCGAATCGTGCACAGAATTTACCACACAACTTTCATAATGCACAAGTCGTTTATGTATTTCTACCAATGCTAATGGAACTATATCTGCAGTTGCAAATGCTTGCACAGGATAATTCTTTATCTGTGTAAAGTTTGTTACAGTGCCATCTCTCTTACGCTGTGTGTTAGGGAATACAAACTCCCTGCCACTGGGCAGTTTAATGTACCCATAACTAACTACCTGCCTTGCAAGTTGCTTATGCCATTGGGCTACTCCCTGATATTTCTCCATGAAGTGTTCGTAGTACGCCGATTCTGCAGGTGTTCTTCCATATCCTGTGGCTCCGTACAGGGGTGCGAATGTATGAGTCTTAGCTGTTTGTCTAGATGTTGTTTGGCCTGCCTCCGTAATAACCTTTGCTGTGTACGAGTGAACATCAAATCCTTCTTTGACTTCTTTGATTGCTGTTTCATCTTGAGATAAGAAAGCTGCAACCCTGAATTCTAGTTGAGCAAAGTCAGCTTCCATAATCTTCCCACCTTCCCAACGTGAAACAAATACACGCTTCACAGGAAATGTATTTCCTCTTGGCATGTTTTGCATGTTGGGATTGGAACCACTGAATCTGCCTGTTGCAGTGATGTGCTGATTCAATCTCACATGCAACATGCCATCATCTTTTATGAAAGCTGCAATGCCATCTACGAAATTGCTGAGGTAACTGTCCAGGGCTGACAGTCTTCTGAGCTTACTTAAAAACTCAGATGCCTCATGCATTTGCTTTGATACCGCTACCCTTTCAAGTATTTCAAGGTTGTCTTTTGATGTACCGAAACCATTGGCTGATGCCCACTTTGAATTGGGGGCTGTGAACTTGAGTCCTGCGACATCTTTCGTCTGCTCATAGATAAAGCCTGAGCCATTACATGCATTGCATTTCGTAGCCCTCTTGAATGCTGAACCATCTTTTTTAACTTTATAGATAGATCCTACACCAGAGCAATCACTACACTGTATAGCTTTTGTTTTATACAAGGTAGCGAAGTTCTGTTTCACTGCCACTTTAAAATCTGCATCGGACATGTAAGGTGTGATAGCTGATACCCACCTAGACTTGTCTAATGGTTTCCTACTATAAACTACCCACGATAATTGCTCAGGACTATTGAGATTGATCGGTGTGTCACCCATAAGCTTATGCACCTGATCATTTAAATACTTCTCAATGTCAGACTTCTCGGTAATGAACTGGTGTCTCACTTGTTCCAGTGCTTCCATGTCTACCTTGAACCCTGCCTGATACATCCTAGCAAGCACTACAGTGACTTCGTTAGTGAGATCCATAGTACCCACTAGCCCCGCATATTCAGGCTGTTGTAGCTTGTTCTGGATGGATTTGTATACCCATTCAGTAGCACCTAGATCATGGCATAAGTATTCCGAGAGTGTTGCATGGGGGATATCTCGTACTGAGATACCACGTTTGAGATAATCTTTGATGACATCTTGTTTCTGGACAGGGGAGTTGTGCCTCATTGCCACTGATCCCAAGTCAAGGGGGTTAGTTATACCACGCAGTAAGATGTATTCACCTAACATTGTGTCGAATACTTTACCTGTGTACTTAAACCCACACTCCCAGAGCCACAATAGATCATGAGATATATTGTGCCCTACAAGTAAGGTAGTTTTATTGAGAGCTTCCTGTACATAATGTCGGTACTTATCTACATTTACCTGCACTTCCGAATGATCGAAGGTATAGACTTGTGGTTCTTGGTCAAGGTGCTTGACACCTACCATGACTAAAGTATTACCTTTCTCGAATGGATCTAAGTGTTTCTTTCCATCTCGTACTGTGATTGTGTTCTCAACGTCCAGTATCGTAATCATCTTTATACAACTCCCTCACTAATCTGGATGATACCAGATAGTAGTTGTGTAACTCGGTTGTCTGTTCTTCGTGTTTTTCTTTAAGGATATTAGCAGCTTCACGTATACCTGCTTCAAATCCTTTTATAAACACTCTCATCCTGCCATTAGCAGCTTCAACACCTGCGGGAGTCATGGGTACTTGATAGGCTTCGTACTCTCTCCATGCTTCATAGGCTCGTGATCTCATTGATTGCGCCCCTTTAACTTGATTCTTTCAGTCGTAGTCCTGTTACGATATTTACCACTGATTCTTCTCCTTCAAGGCTTGCTCAATGGCACGGGCAAAACCCCACCGATCAAAATACTCAGAATTACTCGCATCAAATTTTTCAGACAGATAACCCAAATCTTGTATCTCCTCATCCGTCAGCCCAACCCATTGCTTTTTTGGTGGTGCGGTGTACACAGGCTGCGGGCTATAGACTTTGTCCTGTGGCTTTTTGCGAAAGTACACATGCCCGGTGCCAGTTGTGTGCATCCACGCCACAGGCTTTTGCTCTGTCTCCAGTGCTTGGCGGAGTTCGTCAATTTCTTCCTGCATCCGAGCCTGAATCATGCGTTCGCTAATTATTCTCTCCTGATGATCGGGGTGTTCTTCACACCGTTCGTGCCAAGTCTTAATGTGTTTCACAGCTTCTCTGCTCATGCTTCCCTCGCTTTCAGCATGGCGTCTGCCATCATGTAAGCCTGCTTCGCGGTGACATCAAAATAATTTCCCTGCACCAGTGCTTGCATTGCCTTTGCCGCAAAGTAATCGCGCAGGGTCATTCCAGTTTCATTAGGCCACTGCGTCCTTGGAAACGCTGGCCCTCCTGTTTTTTTGCTCATGGCACCACACGCCATCTGCATAGCTTCTCTGCTCATGTGTTCTTCTCCTTGAGTTTTTCTTCGATAGATTCCGCAAAATCCAACACGTTCTGATGTGCATAGCAAATGTGAAACTCCACAGCACTGCCACTCTTTGCTTTGTTGCATTTCCAGATTTCATCTGCCGTCAGCCCCACCCATTCACGCTTTGTCTCCAGTGCTTGGCGCAGGGCGTCCATTGCACCATCGATCTCCGCTGGCAGGCAGATGGCGTTTTCACCAATACTCAACTTGTTGATTTCCACCAAAGCCTCTAGCGCCATCTGCATAGCTTCTCTATCCATGATTCTTCTCCCGCAGCTTGGCTTCAATGGCTCTTG